AGTGGTATCAGCTTTGCCATACTACATGAACAAAGAAATAGCGTTCGCGTGTGTTTCCTCTTGTATAGCTTACGTTGACCTTGGCGGGCATGTAGACACAACCAATTATATTCGCAAGATTACTGAGGAAATTGGATGCGCTCCAGTGGCTAGTGACCAAGGACTAGCTCCAGGCTTAGTTAATATCTGTGCGGAAGAGGCTTTTGAAGCCGTTAAGGAAAACAAATACCGTAGTGCAAAAATAAAGATGGCCGTAGGCGGGCTTCCAGAAAAGGTGGGATTAAATCCTCTAGACTACATTGTTACTTGGTCTATTGATGGTTTGATTAACGAGTACAGGGGAGAGGCAGAGATTCTGTTGGGGGCAGAAAAGAAGAACGTACCCACACTCACTGGCCTAGAAACGATGACTGTTGACGGAGATGAGCTTGAGGCGTTTTACACAGCCGGTGGAAGCTCTCACACAATACAATCTATGCTTAACCAAACCTCCCGTCCAATACCTGACGTTACATACAAGACGTTGCGATACCCAGGACACTTGGAGATGATAAAGTGGCTCATGGAAGAAATTGAGATGGACACACAAGAGTTGGCACATCTATTTAAGTATGGTTGCGCGGCTTTGAATGAAAAGGATATTGTGAAGTTCTATGTCGAGGCTACTAATGGGAGCTTGTCTTACAAAAGAGAGCATACCTTCTATGCAAGCGAAGAGTTCTCTGCTATGCAGCGGTCTACCGCATACAGCGCAGCAGCGGCGATTCAGACAATGTATATAAATAGGCCGATACCAAACGACTCTTTTGCCCTCGATTATTCATACTTCTGTAGAGATTTGTTTCATGAGCGTTTTAGAGATGCTTTAAATAGAGACCGGCCAGAGAAAGAGAAAGAGTGGTTGGTCTCATGACATTTTTCCCACTTCATGTTCACAGTCACGACAGCCTTCTTGATGGTCTTAGTAAGCCTAAAGATATTGCTAAGAGATGTACAGAGCTTGGTCTAAAAGGATGCGCTTTAACAGACCACGGCGTTCTCTCTGGTGCAGTCAGCTTCGTAGAAGCCATGAAGTCTGCCGGACTAAAACCTATACTTGGATGCGAGTTCTATATTTGTGAGGGCGACCCTACTGACAAGGAGAATAGGACTCGCTCCAACACACACCTCGTCGTGCTTGCCAAGAACAATCAAGGCTGGCAAGACCTAATCGCTGCAACATCCCAGTCCAATCACCCAGACTATTTCTACTATGCTCCAAGACTAGACTTGGCTACACTCAAGAAGTTTTGCACAGGAAACTGGATTGCGTTTAGTGGACACATGGGTTCGCATCTAGCTAACGATATGTTCATAGACCACAAAGAAGCCTACTCTGCCCAAAGCTACGACGAAGCAACCAAGATGGTTGATAAAGATTGGGTAAATAAGGTTTCTGGTAAAGCTAAGGAACTTGAGGATGTCTTTGGCAAAGGAAACTTCTTCCTAGAAATACAGCTAATAGACGTAGACAATCTTCCTGCTTCTGGCGTAGTCGCAAAAGGGCTTAGATACCTAAGTAAGAAAATCGACATTCCATGTGTCGCAACACCAGACGCTCACTATGCTTGTCCAGAGGATGCAGATGACCAGAGAGTTCTTCTGTCTAATCACCCAAGCATAGATACTCCTCTCAAGGACATCTACAAGAAGATGGTTTCAGGAGACGATATAAGCCTGGGAGCTTTCTTTAAGTCCAGAAATTATTACATTCCTGGACATGACGAAATGATGAAACTCCACACAGAGGAAGAGGTTGCAAATACAGAGAAGATTGCCGATATGTGCGAAGAATATACAATTACTGGAAAACCGATGCCGCCTAGATTTCCCCTGCCAGAAAAAGTAACAGCAATTGACAGGCTCAGAGAAAGATGCCGTGAGGGTTGGCAAAAAAGATGGCCCGCAATTAAAAGCGTTATAGACAGCACTGAACACACGAAAGAAGAGTATGCCGAACGATTTGAGATGGAAATATCCATTCTTGAGAACGCAAATCTAGCGGACTACTTCTTAATTGTTGACGACATCATCAACTGGGCTAGAAAAGACGGTCAGCTTACAGGAGCCGGTAGAGGCTCTGCTGACGGCTCTCTAATTCTATATCTTTTAGAAGTAGGTCATATAGACCCAATCAAACACGATTTAATGTTCGAGAGATTTTACAACGCCGGACGAAATACAGCAGACAGAGTGTCCCTTCCTGATGTGGATATGGACTTCGAGAAGCTTGGTCGTGAGCGTATAATTGGCTATATAAACGACAGGTTTGGTGAAGATAGAGTTTCTCAAATGATTACGTTTAGCAAGATGCAAGGACGGGCTGTACTGCAAGATGTAATGAGAGCGCACAGCGCATGTAGTCCAGAAGAGAGAAACAGAATCACAAAGAACATACCCGATGAAGCAGACATTTCTGACCAGCTTGAAGATATGCGTCAAGCAGACAAAGATTCTGGCGGCGACGGTAGCGCTAGCATAATTCAGTGGGCTTTGGAGAACAGAGAAGAGGACTTGAAACAGTGGTGCTACCTTGGCGAAAACGGAAACCTTCAGGGTCCAATGTCAAAGATATTTGAACAAGCTATACGCATGGAGGGAACAAAGCGTTCTCGCAGTAAACACGCAGCGGGAATTGTGATTGCCAACGAACCTCTTGCTAAGATTTGTCCCATGGTCTACGACAAAAGCTCTGGCGAAAGCATTGCTGGAATGGAAATGAATGACCTGGAGTCTATGGGACATATCAAGTTTGACATTCTTGGAATTGCAATTCTAGATAAGATTCACGGAGTTCAAGACCTATTGTCTACCGGAGAGTTTCGTGATTGAGTTAGAGAAACTAAAAACTGAATACTCATCATGTGAAATATGCTCTCTGTGCCCTAAGAAGAGCGGCATAAATGGTGTGGTAAAGTCTAGCGGCCCCGTTTCTTCTTTAGCGATAATTGGAGAAGCTCCGGGAGCAGACGAAGACTCTGCCGGAGAACCTTTTGTCGGAAGGGCGGGCAAGATGCTTGACAAGCTGCTTGAGGGAGCTAAAATAAAAAGGCATCAGGTTTTTATTACAAACGCTGTGAAGTGCAGGCCCACACAAAACAACGGAAAGAAAAATAGAACTCCCACTGCTGATGAATGCGAGTCTTGTAGCCCATGGCTATACAAAGAAATAGATTTAGTTAAACCAAAGGTTATTGTAACTCTTGGTAAAACATCGGCTGAAGCTGTTTTGCCTTTACCTAAAAATTTTACACTTGGTAATTATATAAATAAGTCTCATGAATCTAGCATTGGAAACGGTGCGTACACAGTTGTTCCGTGTTGGCACCCGTCTTACCTTATGCAGCATGGCAGAAAGAAGTTTGATGAGGCTGTAGACTGTTTTAAGTTGGCAAAGAAATTGGTATTGAAATGAATTATAACTCTATATGCTGTTACGATTATGAGACTGGTTCTCCCGACTCATCTACGTGTTCTATCATACAAATAGCCGCAGAGATGATACACGGAAGGAATTTAAATGTAGTTGACAAATTTTCTGCCTATGTCCGCCCGGACTTTGACGACAAAGAATCCACGACAGACGAAACAATAGATTGGCATTGCAGGAACAAAGGCATGTCAAAAAAGAAGTTTGTAGATATGCTAAACGAGTGCCCTCCAATAAATGTTGTATGGAAAAACTTTTCCTCTTGGATTGACAAATACAACTGGGGTAAGACTAATAAGAGTGGCTATCATGCTCCGGTGTCTGCTGGATACAATATACTTGGATTTGACAATCCTATTACTGATAGGCACTGCAAAATATTTGGACCGACTGAAAAAGACAGGCGCAGCGGCGAAGAGAGGCCAAGGATGTTTAATCAAATATACAGCTTTGATTTAATGCAGCATGTCTGGTATTGGTTTGAGAATAACAGCGAGCTTAAAAACCAAAAGCTAACAACCGTCTTAGAGTACATGGGTGTGCCGGAGGAGGTGACTGCAAACGCTCATGACGCAGAGTTTGATGTTGAGTGGACATCTAAGGTCATCATAAAGCTGTTGAAAACATCTAGATGGATGACTGGATGGAATGAACAAAAGCAGAAAAGAAGACTTGAATTTGCTAACGCATTTGCACAGGAGTTTAAATGAGTAAGGTTAGATGGCCGTGTGGATGTGAGCTTCCAGTAAAGAGTTGTTCTGACACACCAATGGTGATTAACGTAGAGTTCGGAGATACGCTTCCTAAAGGTATAGAGCTAGATGTCTACAGCATGAATCTTAATTGTGAAGCAACTTGGGACATGATATGCAGCGGCAGGACGAAAGGCGTTTTTCAGCTAGAGAGCGCACTTGGTCGTCAATGGGCCAAGAAACTAGAACCAAGAAGCATTGAAGAGCTTGGAGCGCTAGGCGCTTTACTTCGTCCAGGGTGCCTTAGAGCCATGTCTGGAAATCCACCAAAGAGCATGACGCAAAGATATTGCGATAGAAAGCATGGTGTTGAACAAGTCGTTTATCCTCACGAATCATTGGAACCGATTCTTAAAAAGACGCAAGGCGTACTAACTTTTCAAGAGCAAGCCATGAAGATAGCTGTAGTTCTTGCTGGTTTCAATGAGCAGCAAGCGGACATCCTCCGCAAGGCTATCGGTAAAAAGAAAGCCGATGTTATGCATGAGGTTAAGAAGTCCTTTCTTGAGGGCGCTAAAAAAACAGGTATAGTATCAGAAGAACTGGCTGAGGAAATTTTTGGCTGGATTCAGGAGTCCCAGAGATACTCTTTTAACAAAAGCCACGCAGACGCATATGCGCTCAATGGATATTGGAGCGCGTTTTGCAAAACACATATGCCGCTTGAGTTTTATTGCTCTTGGCTTAGGGGTGCAGCGTGGAAAGGCGCAAAGCAATACGAGGAAATTTACGACCTAGTAAATGACGCAAAGGTAAACAACATAGACGTTCTTCCCCCAACGCTTGCAGACAAAAGAAACACTTTCTACATCAAAGACAAGAAGGTTTATTTCGGTCTTTCTAGCATCAGAGGCATAGGCTCTGCTGTAATCGAGAAGATAGTAGAAAAGCTAACTGATGTAGAAAAAAAGCTGGGCAGAGGTATTGGCGCATGGATGTGGCTTGAATATTTAAAGTATGGAACAGAATGTGTATCATCCAACGTAACCGAGGGGATGATAAAGGCTGGGGCTTTAGACTTCTTTGAGCGTTCAAGAAACGAGATGCTTTATGAGTATTCTATATGGTCGCAACTTAGCCCAACAGAAAAAAAGTGGATTGTAAATGAATACAGCGGATACAAACTGATTGAAGCATTAAAGCGGTGTCAGCCAAAAAGAGTGATGAAAAATAAAGTCCAGGTTGCTGGTGGAGGATGTGTAAATGATAAGCGCTCTAATTTTGTAGGAGATTTAATCACATCCTTAAAAAATCCACCTCACAAGTTGCAAGATAGCATGGATTGGATTGCTTGGAATGAACAAAAAACACTGGGCGCTCCAATAACCTGTAGCAGAGTGGATGCGCTGGAAAGGGGAATAGAGGCTAATTGTACCTGCAAGGAATTCATTACGACAAAAAGAAAAGACTATATGAAGTTTGCTGTAGAAGTCACCAAGGTGAAAGTAGTAAAAACAAAAAATGGAAAAAACCCTGGTAAAGAAATGGCTTTTCTTACCCTAGAAGATAACAGTTGCTCTTTAGATGACGTAGTTTGTTTTCCAGATATTTTTCAAGAGTGTCGAGACGCCATATATGAAGGAAACACAATATTGGTTCAGGGAGATAGAGGACGAAATGACTCTCTTGTTGTCGGTCAAATATGGCAAATTTAACTTGACATTGCTTGTTTTGCGCTGTTATCATAATATATAAGTCAAGTTATACAAATTGGGCATTTTTGAATGAGTGAAAAGTTTAGAAAATTAAGGATTCTGTGGTGCGGAGAAGCTAGCTTCCTGCATACCGGCTATGCAGTTTACGCAAAAGAGGTTCTTACCAGACTGTATAATACAGGCAAATACAAGATAGCAGAGATGGCTTGCTATGCTAGCCATGACAACCCCAATATTAATCAAGCCCCTTGGCGTGTATATCCTACAATGCCAACAAGCCAATCTGAAGCCGATGCTTATGCTTCAAATCAAACCTATCAATTTGGAGAGTGGAGGTTTGATGACATTTGCTTAGACTTTAGACCAGATGTTGTGATAGATATAAGAGACTGGTGGATGATTGAGTACCAGCAAAGAGCCGCATTTAGAAAATTTTACAAGTGGGCAATAATGCCAACCGTAGACTCTCATCCACAGCAAGAACAATATCTAGCGACTTATATGGATGCAGATGCCGTGTTTACATACTCTGAATATGGCAGAGACGTTCTAGAAAACGAAACGAACGGCCACATAAAAGTTGAGGGAGTTCCTTCTCCTGGAGCAAATTTTGATGCGCTGAAGCCACACCCAAATAAAAAACAACATAGAGAGCTTTTTGGGTTTGTCGATGATGTCAACATAATAGGAACGGTTATGAGAAATCAGCGTAGAAAACTTTATCCTAATTTAATAAGTTCCTTTAGGAATATGCTGGACAATAATCCAGACTTGCAATCAAACACATATTTATATCTTCATACTTCATATCCAGACCTGGGATGGGACCTGCCCTACTTTATAAAAAAGTACAACATGGGCAGTCATACGATATTGACCTACAAATGTTTAAGCTGTGGAAGTTTCTTCCCGTCGTTTTTTCAGGGCGCCAAGACTTCTTGTCAAAAATGCGGAAAGATAAACGCTGTTTTACCAAACACAAGTCAAGGCCTAACAACTGAAGAGCTTGGGGCCGTTATGAATTGGTTTGATATTTATGTGCAATACTCTGTTTGCGAAGGATTTGGCATGCCACAAGTCGAAGCCGCCGCATGTGGTGTTCCAGTAATTACAGTAAAATACTCTGCCATGGAAAGCGTTGGGGAAAAACTTAAAGCGGAATTCATAGAGCCAAAAAGCTTTTTCTGGGATTCTCCAACTCACTCAGAGAGAGCGATTCCTGATGATGAACAGCTATCAAAAAAAATCGCGGAGTTTGTTAGGTTGCCCAGAAGCATGAAAAGCAAGAAGGGCATGGATTGCTACATAGGAGCAAAAAGAAATTATACATGGGATAGGGCAGCAGCAATATGGGAAGACTATTTAGACAAAATTGAGCCAGAATCACACGAAGAAACATGGGAGTCTAAGCCAGAAATACACAGATATACAAATCAAATTCCAGATAACATACAAAACAATAATGACTTTATTTCATGGGCAATTCAAAACGTTTGGGGTCAATCGGACAAAACAAATAGCTATGTGGCAATGAGACTTCTTAGAGATTTAAACGACGGTAAGGCTCCTCAAGGCTTAGGAAGCATTCACTACGATGACAATAGCTTTGCAGACAATCAGATGTCGAGACAAGACTTTAGCGTAGAAGACGCTATGAACACTCTTGCTAATATGTGCGACTACAACAATTCTTGGGAAGAAAAAAGAGCGCAGTTATCTCAATCAAACGATTGGTCATCTATTCCCAGGCCATATTTTCTTTCTTTAGTAAAACCAGATATAAATACAACTAACCTAGCAGATTAAAAAAATGAAAGTTCTTTACATAGGTTGCTACAGGGACGGAACTGGATGGGGTCACGCAGCCCAGGATTACATACTATCCCTGGACTCTGTTGGCGTAGACGTTGTTCCTAGATATATAAAGCTTAATAACAATGTTGTAGACATACCAGAAAAAATAAGTAAGCTTGAGCTAAAAAGCGACAAAGATTGCAATATTGTGATACAGCATGTTTTGCCACATATGATGGACTATAATGGAAATTTTGATAAAAATATAGCACTATATGTTACGGAAACAGACCACTGCAAAAATACAACGTGGCCAGAAAGAATAAGCTTAATGGATGAAGCTTGGGTTCCAAATAAATTTATGGCAGAAACCGCTTGTGTAAATAGTAAAATTTCTTGCCCGCATTATGTAATTCCACACGCTGCAGACATGACAAAGTACCAAAAAGAGTATGAGCCATTAATTATACCGGAAATAGAGGGTAAATTTGTATTTTACTTTATAGGAGAAATTAACAGAAGAAAAAATCTAGGCGCAATGCTAAAGGCTTTTCACTTAGAATTTAGACCCGAAGAGGACGTATCAATACTAATAAAAGCACATCTACCAGGACAAACAGAAGAAGAGTCGCATAGCTCGCTGTCCTCTATGTGTTCAAAAGTAAAGGAAGGGCTCAAGCTTTATGAAAAAGATTTTTATCATAAAGAGATTTTACTTTGCCAGTATTTACGCGAAGAAGAGATAATGAGACTACACAAAACCTGCGATTGTTTTGTATCAACTGCATTTGGAGAGGCCTGGGGAATACCTATATTTGACGCAATGTCCATGGGGAAAACGCCTATATGCACAGAGACGGGCGGACCACAAGACTTTCTTGGAGACGGAGGCTATTTGGTGAAATCTAACAAAGAGTCTTGCTTTGGAGTTCTGGACTCTTTTTCTGAGCTTTATGTTGGAAATGAATCTTGGGACGCTCCAAATATAAGTGAAATTAGAAGATGTATGAGGTCAGCGTTTGAAAATAAAAAAGAAAGAGAAAATAAAGCTCGAGCGGGTATAGAGCAATCCTATAAATATTCGTACTCTAATATAGGGTTACTGATGAAAAGAACCATTGAGGGAGAAAATAAAAACCTTGCCTTTAATGTAAACAACGAAATAATTAAGAAACACTGTATAGAAAATATCCTAAAATGAGCAGAAGCGTAGTACAAAGTATACTAAATAATTCTACGAGAAAAAATCGTCCGTTGAACATATTAAGTTTTCCGACACATGAAAGGTATCAAGAAAACCTTTCTAAGACCGGCCACAATTTCTTCTTGTGGCAGGGCGAAGGAATAAAACCTTGGGTAGAAAATTACGCCGATGTTCCAAAGGGAACGGTTTTGCTAAACCCAGAAAAAGCCTCTGAACAGATACCGCTCAACATAGACATAGATTTAGTTTTGAGTCAAAATAAGTTTGGTCAATTTAATATCGCTAAACAGATATCAGAGCAATTGATGGTGCCTTTAATAAGCCTAGAACACACGCTTCCAATGGAGACTTGGGGAAATTATGAGATTCACCATCTTCGACAGATGCAAGGAGATGTGAATGTATTTATATCTGATTACAGCTTGAAAAAATGGGGTTGGTCAGAAGAGGATGCTCTTGTTATTCATCATGGGGTTGACACAGACTTGTTTTCTCCGCAAGATAAAATAAAAAGAGAACCAAAAGTTTTATCTGTTGTAAACGATTGGATTAATAGAGACTGGTGTTGTGGATTCAATTTATGGTGTGAAACCACAGGATACCCAAACAGCGAATTACCCATTGATGTGGTAGGAGACACTCCTGGTTTATCTGAGGCGTCAAAATCAACACAAGACCTTATAAACAAATATAGCTCATCTAGAGTGTTTTTAAACACTTCTCTAATTTCTCCTGTACCGACATCTTTGTTAGAGGCGATGTCATGCGGATGCGCAGTAGTGAGCACGAATAATTGCATGATTCCAGAGATAATAGAGAATGGTAAAAATGGATACATGTCAAATAATCCAAACGAGCTTAGAAGCTATGTGCAAAAACTTCTAGACAACGAAGAGCTTGCTGAACAAATTGGTAAAAATGCACGGGAAACTGTAATTTCAAATTTTGGATTAAAAAGTTTTGTATCAAGGTGGGAAAATTTATTTTTAGCCTGCACGGAGTAATTATATGAGTAAAGTAAATTTAATTTATGGGACAGGCGATGTGTTGCATACACACATAAACATAAACCCCTTTGCCGAAAATCCCGACAATAAAAAAATAATAAGAGATGATATAATAAATATAGATAAGCATGTTGACGATGCAGAGCTTTCTGAGTTGGTTGCATATGATGTTTTAGATTATATTCCTCTGACTAAAGCCGAAGACGCGATTCATAATTGGGTTAAGAAAATTAGAATGGGAGGAAAGATTGTTCTTGGTGGAACAGACCTTATTGAGGTGTGTAAATCTCTTGCGGACTATAGGATAGACCTTGGAGAGGCAAACGTGTTAATACATGGGGAACAATCTAAACCATATTTAATAAAAAGAGTGGGTTTTACATGCTTAGGATTATGTGATTACCTTCAGAATAAATATGCTTTTAAGATAATAAAAAAGAGGGTAAACAATTATAAAATGGTTGTGGAGGCAGAGAGATGTCAGTAAAGAAAATATACAGTAAAGAAGAAGTAATGCGTGCTGTTGAGGACAACAAGGCGTTAGTAACTAGTTGTGACGGGTGCGTTTTTGCTTCAGAGAATGATATTACGAATGAAAATTTAGATGATTATTGCTCCGCTGGAAGGTTGTCTAAATTCAACGAAGTCGGGGCGGAAATAATTAGCATTGAGAGTAGGCAAAAAAATAAAAACTTTAAGCTTATAAAAGATAATATATGCAATATGCTTAGGGGAAAACCATGGGACGATATAAAATTACAAAAAGGATATACACAGGAGGAGCTTGTAGGTGTCGCTAGAAAAGAGGTAAGCATCAAATGCACTTACTTAATATACTTCGATAATGACGAAGCAATAAAAAATGAAAATGATGAAAGCTTGAAAAGAAAAATCATAAAAGACAAGCTGCTCTGCATAGCGAAAACAATAAAAAGCGCTGAAAAAGGTATTTTAAAACCAGAAAACGTTGTTGTTATAAACAACTCTGTAATTGGCCCCTATGATTTCATCAATTATCTAAGAAGATTTATTTCTGAATTAAAAATAAATTTAAAGTGGTCCATGGAGCATATTAGCGACGATAGTATAAGGGCTTTAGATGACAAAGAAGAAGCTATGCATAGATGTGTTGATTTAGCCTCTAAGTCTATAAAATCCATACATTGCTCAATCTTTGTTGCCGGAGACGATATTCCTACAAATTACTTAAGTGATATTGACTCTGCAATAAACGATGATTTGGAAAAGTTTTTAATATTAAAGCCAGAGGATGGAAAGAAGAGTGGAATGTTTGTTCAAAAGCTAGCCTATAAACAGTTTGGCGGAAATAAACAAAAAGAATTTATATCAAAAATTGAAGAAGAAGCGGAGTTTCAAAAGTGCCCACACTTAATACAGAGCTTGAGCAAAGTTGTCAAAAGCCAATAGTAACCGTTGTTATACCCTGTCACAATCACTCTGATATGGTATGCAACGCCATTGACAGCGTTATAATGCAGGACTATAGACCGATACAGATTATTGTAGTTGACGACGGCTCTACAGACAATCCCCAAGAAACGATTGAAAGCAAAGGCTATCCTGAAGAGGTTCCAATTAGCTTGATAAGAAATGAGCATGCTAAGGGCCCTTCTGCGGCAAGAAACGCCGCCATACAAGTTTCTTGGGATAGCACTGATGTGTTTATGATGCTTGATGCCGACGATTTGTATCTTCAGAATAAAGTATCGATGTCTGTAGAAAAATTTTTAAAAAACCCAGAGCTAATAGGGATTGTATACACAGACGCCATAATAAAAAACATTAATACTAAAACAGAAATACACGAATTTAGACAGCCATACAACAGGCAGTCCTTGGAAATGGAGTGCATAATTTCCAACACTCCCTTAATAAGTAAAAAAGCTTTGAGCATCGCTGGTGGCTACGATGAGGAAATGAGAACCTGCGAAGATTGGGACTTATGGCTTAGAATAACTGAAAACATGGTCGCCATACATATACCGGAGACTTTGCATGTATATCATGTAACTGGTAAAAATTCATCTGATGTGGTTCCTCAAGAAGTATGGCAACAAAACTGGCAAAAAATAAGTCAAAGAATTATTCAAAGACAAAATGGCTAACTCAGCAAGAAGAAATATAACAAACACAAAAATTAAATTAAGTGTAAATTCTAGCGATTTGAGTATAATCATACCGGCCGCTGGCATGGGCCATAGGATGAAATCTTATGGTCCGAAAGCTCTAATTAATTTATATAATGACACCAGCCTAATAGAGAGGCAGCTAGATATATTGTGGTCTGTATATCCAAAAGCAGAGATATTTATTGTGGTTGGCTTTGAGTCTGAAAAGATAAAGAAAAAACTAGTAAACTATCCCGTCAGATTTATACTCAACCCGATACATGAAACAACTAACGTATTATACAGTATTGGGCTCGGCATTCAGGCGACAATCTCAAAAGAGGTTATGATAGTATATGGAGATTTAATTTTCAACGACCCGGTAATAAGAAACATAAGAGGCTGTTCAAAAGCCGTCATAGAAAATTTTGGCTTTTTGAAAAAAACTGAGGTTGGCATAATAGAGCAAAACAACAATATAACAAATTTTTCTTTCGGTTTAGATACAAAATGGGCACAAATAACATATTTGACAGACAAAGAGCTTGAACTTTTTAAACATATATCTTGCAGAAAAGATACGTCTCAGTGGTTTGGATACGAAGCGTTAAACTATGTTTTGGAGAATGGCGGAGAGATACAGCCTTTTATGCCAAAAAACATGAAAATTTTTGAAATAGACATGGCAAAAGATTTAGAAAAAATACCAAAAAGAAAATTGACATTTGGATAGCTTGGGATATACAATAAATATGAGCGAATGCATAGACATATCTAAGTTAAAGAGAAATACAAAAATTATAGTAGAGACTGAGTCTACTGTTCTGGAAATAACTGTTGTAGGACCTAAAAGCCTAGCTGTTTCTGTTCATGGTGGCTTAAAGTTTATAAGGCCAACGAAATGCAAAATTTCTAAAGAAATAAAGAGGGGAAAGTCAATTGCGTTCGTTTACCAAGATAAGGGTAAAACTGAAAAAATATCAACTACAAAAGTTGTTAGCGCAAGTGTTTTTAGCCCAGATAACTCTTGGAGTTACGAAGCAATAGAAAAAAAAGAACAATGAAAATACTTTTTAGACACGAAACAAACGCTTCTAACTATATATATACAGGTTTATCAAACGCTTTGGCTGCAAAAGGCCACGACTGCGTGTTTTGGAATCAAGAATCTGTACCCGCATTTGATATGTTTGACTCTTTTGAGCCGGAAATATTTATAGGGCAGGGATACAATCTTGATAGGGCTACGATTAAGTGCTTAAAGTCTAGGCCCGACATAAAAGTTTTACTGAAAGTTGGCTGCTGGGGCCAAGTGTGCAGCGATGTTGACATAGAAAAGTACCCTATACTTAATGCGACGGATGAAGAAATTAGAAACGTAGAAAGCATAGATTCTAAAAATCTTGTATTATTTAATTATGTCCATCCGAATAAAAAAGATTATCTCATGGGCTCATGGGAAAACTCGGTTTCAAAAACAATAGGCCTTCTTCCGGCAGCAGACCCGTCTGTTTATTTTCCTGATATTGCAGACGAGTCCTTAAAGTGCGACCTTTCTTTTGTTGGTGGTTATTGGCCGTACAAAGGTCAAAATCTAGACAAGTATATAATACCTCTTTGCTACCCCATAGGAAAATACAATGTAAAAATATTTGGGAATCAAGCTTGGCCTGTATCTCAGTATATGGGTGTTATTGACGACAAAACTGTTAGAAAGCTTTTTTCTTCCTCATTGATATGCCCAAATGTTAGCGAACCACACGCAAATGTTTTTGGGTTTGAGGTAAACGAGAGAGTTTTCAAACTAGCGTCCTCTAAGGCTTTCTTTATATCAGACCCGATATCTTCTCTCACGGAAGATATATTTACCAAAGGGGAAGCTGTTGTAGCTACTGACCCAGATAATTTTCATTGTCTAGTTAAAGAGTTTATAAATAATCCAGAGCAAAGAGAAAAACACGCTGCCGCATGTTATCAAACAGTAATGAAAGAGCATACATACGCCCATAGAGCGCAACAAATAATGGAGAGTTTTTCTTGAGTATATTTACGTGCGACAATAAAGATGAATTTATTTACGACATTTTTCCTAATTCAAATCAAAGTTATTTTGTGGATGTTGGGGCTAGTGACGGTATCTATGGGAGCAACACCTTTTCGTTAGAAAAAAGAGGCTGGGGAGGAATCTGCATAGAGCCACACGAAGATATATTCGAAGAGCTTGAAAAAAATCGCTCCTGCAAAGTAAATAGTGGGCTCGTGTCTTTAGACAGAAGGCTTGTAGATTTCTCAAAACAAAAATACGAGCCACATATAAAAGGAAATCTTGGCAAAAAAATATACGGAGGCTTTTCTCATGCGTGGCGAGGCGGTAGCGGAATATCTGAAAATTTAAAAAGCCCGGTCGAAGCAAAGTCTTTTGAAAAAGTCAAAATAAAAACAAAAACTTTAACAGATATATTAGATGAAGAAAAAGCCCCTAGATACATAGAGCTTTTAGATATAGACACAGAAGGAAATGACCTTAATGTTATTTTAGGTATTGATTGGGATAAGTATAGATTCGGCTGCATATTGGTTGAGTCAAATAATAAAGAGATAGAAGAAAATTTAAGAGACGTTGGGTATACAATGCAACAAGAATTTTCACAAGAATATCTATATGTAGATTTAAAAAAAGAAGGTTTAATCGAAAATGTTAAAAACGTCCAAAATATTGGTTACTGGAGCGATAGGATTTTTGGGGAGACATGTTTGCCAGGAGCTTCTCCTTAGAGGCTATTCAAACGTTATTGAGTGTGCAAACAGCCACACAACAACCCGTTATTATATTGACGGAAAAACAGGAATTCATCATTGTGACCTAAGAGAGAAGGACTCATGCAGGGCCTTAATCCAACACAACTCTCCGGATGTAGTTATCCACCTTGCTGCTAGAGTCGGTGGGATTGGGGCAAACCAAGAACATCCAGGCACTTTCATACATGATAATTTAACAATGGGTATAAATCTTATTAACGCCTGCAAGCACTATGTTCAAAAGTTTGTTTTAGCAGGGACCGTCTGCTCGTACCCAAAATACGCAAGGGTTCCGTTTGAAGAATACGCTCTATGGGAGGGATACCCAGAAGAAACCAACGCCCCATATGGTATAGCAAAAAAAACACTAAGCGTTATGCTTGACGCTTATAGACAGCAATATGGGCTAAACGGAATAACTGTCATACCGGTCAACATGTACGGACCACATGATAACTTTAAGCCCGAAAGCTCTCACGTTATACCCGCCCTTATTAAAAAAATAGAGGAGGCCGGTACTGATGGAGACTTAGAGATATGGGGAACAGGCAATGCAAGCAGAGAGTTTTTGCATGTAAGAGATTCTGCGAGGGGCATAGTTATGGCTGCGGAATCTTACAATGACCCGTCTCCTGTAAATCTTGGCACGTATGCTGAAATTAAGATACGTGATTTAGTTAAGATATTGAGAGAAATAATGGGTCACAAAGGAGAGGTTAGATATAATAAAGATAAGCCAGACGGACAACCAAGAAGGTGTCTTAATGTCGCTAAGGCTAAAAGGTCTTTTGGTTTTAAGGCGGAGATAGGTCTCGAGGAAGGATTAAAAGAAACTGTTGATTGGTATATGTCAAATAAAAAGGTTGCAGTATGATAGAATCAGCCTACGCAGTTAAGCCTCACCCACTAAGTATAGTTATATTCTCAAAAGACAGGGCCGCTCAGTTAGACCTGTGCCTAAAGTCTATACACGAAAATCTTTCTAATCTTTCTGAATATTGGAATATATACATAATATATACCTCTAGCTCTAAAGAATTTGAAGATGGTTACAGGCAATTGATTAAAGAATGGTACTCAAAACCTAATGCTATATATTTTTTACCAGAAAACAAATTCAAGGGATTTAGAAAAACCCTAGAGTATTGTATGAAGCATTGGGAAGAGATGGTGTTGTTTTTTACCGATGATGATATAGTCTATAGAAAATTTGAATACAACTATAACATTTTTACTTGGGCGTCAAAAGCACAGTGGCACCAGCACGATTCGTTTTGTACATCTCTGCGACTAGGAACAAACACTTTTGTTCAAGACCAATATACAAATAGCAACTGCTTGATTCCTGATGATGTTATACTGGGTGAGGGTCCAACGAGGTTTTGGAACTGGAAGGAACAGCAAAAAGACACAAATTTTGCCTATCCATTCTCTGTAGACGGGCACGTATTTCCATTTCACATAGCGAAAAGAATGGTGAACAACACGCCTAAATACAATAACCCAAATAGCCTTGAAGGAAAAGCTCAAAACTATATACAAGACAAAATAAAAACTTTTCCAGATGAAATGTGTTGTTTTGAAAAGAGCTATGTAATAAACACGCCGCTCAACAGGGTCCAGGAAACGTGTCACAATGGAGCTGGTAAATTCTTTGGAAGCACTGCAGAAGAGCTTAATAAAAGGTTCCTTAACGGAGAAAGACTGACGCTTGAAAACATGGATTTTAGCACCATAATTGGTGTTCATCAGGAACTTAAATTATGTTGGGAAAATAAATGCTCTTAGACTTTAAAAAACTACTTAAAGAATATGACATGAGAATCAGCGGAGTTCTTCATGTTGGCGCACACTTTGGCGAAGAATATTTGAGCTATGTAGATAACGGCATAAGCAAAGTGGTTTTCATAGAGCCTTTAAAAGAAAACTTCCAAGTTTTGGAAAATATATACGGTGCCGTCCCAGACGTTACTCTTATAAACAAGGGAGCGGGAAGCGAAAAAAAACAATTAAATATATATAAATCTTCAAATAATTTAGTATCAAGCTCTGTGCTAAAACCCAAAACACATTTGGAACAACATCCAGAAGTTTTATTTGATGATGGACAAACAGTTATTGATATAGACAGAATTGATAATATGCTGGAAGATATTGTTCCGTACAACTTTATGAATGTTGATGTTCAGGGGTATGAACTAGAGGTTTTTAAGGGTGCGGGAATATTTTTGGATAAAATAGACTTCATAATGACAGAGGTTAACAGAGAAGAAGTCTACGAAAATTGCTGTCAAGTTGAAGAAATAGATGAATATCTAGCAAAATACAAATTCAAGAGAGTCGAATCTAAATGGCATGGATGCTGGGGAGACGCTTTATATATAAAGGACAAAAACTAATGTATCACTTATCTGCTATTAGTGACTTTAACTATCTAATATACGGCCTTGCCTTACGAGATTCAATAGACAATCACACGGAGTCAGACTTTCTGATACACTATCTGGCTTTAGACAAAGAAACTAGCCAAGCATTAAAAGGCGTCCCAAACATAAAGGTTTATGAAATGGACGTAGTGGAAAAAGACGAAATGTTTGAATTGCTAAAACAGAACAATCCATCTAAACCAGGAGACCTGTCTCCCTTTCATTGGGCCTTGGCATCTTTCTTTACTCACTATCTTATGAACGAAGAGGGGTTAGACCATTGCCTCTATTCTGATACAGATATATGTTTTTATAACGATATAAAGTCAATATTTGACTGCCTTGAAAATGAAGACATAGGACTGGTAACACATAAACATTTACCTCTTGATTACATGCAGAGCGTAGGGTATTATAATGTTGGTGTTGTGTATTTCAGCGGCTCAGAAGAATCTAGGCAATGCTTGAAATTTTGGAGGGATTGCGTTGTAGACAAAAACAATCCATACGCTGAAAAGTTTGGAACCTGCGGCGACCAAAAGTATTTAGAGCTATTTGATTTTATTTGCGATGGAGTAAAAATAAAAGTTTTAGACCACGAAATAGGTCACGCTGCCCCATGGAATTTCAGTCTGTCAGCGATTGAAAATAAAAAACTGACCTGGGACATGGGGCCAGCATTTTATGACTGCATGATTAATGGAGAAAATGAAATTACACAAGATTTGGTGTTTGTTCATTTTTCTCATTTTACACCTAACTACGAAAAAAACACATACGAAATAGATTTCAATTTTGAGCCTGATGGTAAGCCATGCTGGGGCAACGTACTTCCACAGCCAGGAGTAGAAGAAATATACGACGAATATTTTGAACTATGCAAAAATACAAGAAGAAAGTATAACATATTATGAATATAGCTTTTGGAATGATAGTATTCAATGGAAATTATGTTCTGAAGGAATGCCTTGAGTCTGTTTATCCTTTCGCAAGTCAAATTTTGATTTCTGAGGGGCCAGTAAAGTATTGGCAAGAGCAGGGAAATGAAACGTCAACTGACGGCACAAACGATATTTTACATGAGTTCTATGACCCAGATAACAAGATTATTATTGAGCATGGCCAGTTTGAAGAAAAAAATGAGCAATGCAACGTGTACATGAAACATATGCGCGACGACACCGACTATATATGGAACTTAGACTCGGACGAAATATTTAAACCAGAAGATATACAGCTAGTAATTCAAGCTTTAAAAGATTATCACTTTACCTCCGTTGGATTCAAAAGCTTTTCTTTTTACGGAGGTTTTGACGATTATTTGACGGGCTTTGAGGAAGATGCTGAATTTCATAGAATAAGAAAGGTATATCCAGGTTCATACTGGTCAACTCATAGACCGCCGACTATAGCCCATAAAGTTCAGCCTACTTTACAAGAGCTTCACTTGTCGTATAATATGTTAGCTGGCTACGGAGTTCGAATGTACCATTATTCATACGTTTTTCCGTGGCAAGTAAAACAGAAGGTTCAATACTACAAGTCTGCTGTAAGTCGAGACAATTGCATAGATAATTATTATGAAAAGATATATGAGCCTTGGGTTAATAATCCTGAGCTTAGAGAAGAAATAGAAAAAGAGTGGGAGGGCGTACACGAATTCAAACCACGGTACAGAGGACCGTGCTATACAAAAAGGTTTGAAGGGCAGCATCCGCCAAAGATATTGCAAAATATTGACGCACTTAAAGATAAATTTAACAACCAGCTGAAAGAAGTTTGGTATGAAAATCTCTAATGACTCTGGTTGGAAAGAAGCTAGTGCAAAGGCTTTTGAGCAACAGTTTGCTCTTAATTTAAGAGAATTAAGCGACCCACCGACTCATTGGAGGTTTTTTTTAGAGGAACTGTCTAGAATAAAAAATTCAAAAAGGGTCGTAGATATAGGGTGTGGAGTAGGCTCTTTTTCCAAGCTGATTCGCATGTGGCATGGCGATTTAAATTATGTGGGATATGATTATTCGGAAGCCGCCATAGAAACAGCCAAAAATATGTGGGGTGAATTTGGCGCATTTGAACAAAGAGACTATCATGACATTTCCACTAAAGACATACAGGACGGGGATGTCGTAGTTGCCAATGCTTTATGTGATGTTCTTCCAGATGGAGACGAGTGCTTTGAGCATATTCTATCGCTGGGCGCGAAGAATGTAATTTTTTTAAGAGTTCGAACTACAGAAAAAGAAAGCTTTTATGAAGAATATGAAGCATACGGTGAAATTCAAACTTATGCGTTTTATCACAATGAGTCAGGTTTGAATGAAATAATTAAAAAGAATGGGTATAATCCACCTAGATTTAATCACTATTCTGAAAATATAATGAACATTCATCTAGAAAAATGAAGCAAATTAAAGCTGTAACTCCGACACTTTTTGTAAAATCAAACATGGCTATAGTTGGCTCATCATCGTCTTTATTAGACGCAGAGCGGGGTCAAGATATAGACGATTTTGATGAAGTCGTAAGGTTTAACAGGGCTCCAACAGAGGGGTGGGAAAATTATGTAGGCTCAAAAACAACCCTTAGAGTCGCTAATAATCATGTGTTTGCAAACGTAAAACATAATGTGGGTGGAGATGAGGAGTGCGACGATTGGAAGCCGCAGGGTCAACCTCAAAACTTTATAAGAGATTTAAAAGACCAAAAAATACTATTGCTTAACAAAGACTTTTCGGCATGGGAAGAGAAAGAAAAGCACATAGACTCAAGCTCAACAGCATTTTTAGGTAATTATTTGTGCGTTGAGTCTTTTGGGGGAACTCTTTCGCCAAGTGTTGGTTACGCCTTTATAGCCTTGTGTATAATGAACGGAATCAAACCAACGTTATTTGGTTTTGGTCTTGCAGAAGAGGATAATAAAGCTAGCCATTATTGGGAGAATAAGGACAGGATTATTTCCAGCCACGGATATAAGTTGGAAAGACAAAATATTAAAAACTGGAACAAGGCAGGGAAATTGCTCATAAAATGAAAAACCATACAACTATCATTGCTGAGGTTGGCCTAAATCACAATGGAAGCGTAGAGATTGGAAAACGATTAGTTGATGCGGCAAAAATATCTGGAGCAGATTATGTCAAATTTCAAATGAGAGATTTGAAATCATTATATAGAAATCCAGATAATTACTACAACGAAAGCCTAGCTACGCAATACACATTAGACCTGTTGCATAAATACGATTTGAGCTTTGATGAACTTATTGAGCTTTTTAATTATGCTAAAAAAGAAGGGATAGAGCCATTATGCACTCCATGGGACACTCACAGCGTTTCCGTATTAGAAGCATATGGAATATCAGCTTATAAAACAGCGTCGGCTGACCTAACAAACATTGAATTACTGGAGTGTATCGCCCAAACAAACAAGCTGATGTTTTGCTCCACCGGAATGTCAACAGAGGGAGAGATTATAAAGGCCTGTCGATTACTAGATAAAATGAATGCTAACTACAAACTTATGCATTGCAATTCTACATATCCAGCCCCATACAAGGATATTCAACTTAAATATATTGAAAGATTAAGAGTCATATCCAATAAGGACGTTGGATATTCTGGGCATGAAGATGGAATACATGTGCCGATGGCTGCTGTTGCTTTGGGGGCGAACATTATAGAAAAGCATATTACCCTTGACAGGAATCAAGAAGGAAATGACCATAAGGTTAGCTTGCTTCCAGAAGAGTTTTCCGAAATGGTCAAGGGCATTCGAAATATTGAAGACGCTCTTGGCGAAGGCAAAAAAAGAAGGGTCACTCAAGGAGAGCTAATTAACAAAGACAGCTTGGCTAAAAGCATGGTAGCAAAAAAAGATATAAAATATGGCGAGGTTATTAATAGAGATTGTATTGACATCAAAAGCCCTGGAGGGGGCTTACAGCCGATTGACCTTAATGAGATTATTGGCAAAACAGCCAAAAGACATATTAAGGCTGGAGATTTTTTCCATAAATGCGATTCAAATGAACTAGAGCTTCCGCAATATTTCGACATAGACAGAACATGGGGTCTTCCTGTACGCTTTCATGATTATGATTTTTATCTAAAAAACAGCAATCCAAAACTTCTAGAGTTTCATCTTAGCTATAAAGACCTAGAGATGAACCCTTCAGAAATTTTCAATCAAAAATATGACAAGGAAATAACTGTTCACGCGCCAGACCTTTTTGAAAACGACCACCTAATTGACCTAGCCTCTAAAGACGAAAACTACAGGGCAGAGTCGGTTAGACACATGGAAAAAGTTATATCAATATCGAAACAAATTAAACCGTTTTTCAATTGCGATAAAATTAGAATTGTTGCTAGCATCGGAGGAACCACTAGAACAGAATGGATGAGTGATTCAGAAAAAGAAGAAGGGTACGAACTTTTGGCAAAATCTTTGGAAGAGCTAAAAGATAAGGACGTTGAGTTCTTATTGCAAACCCTACCACCCTTTCCTTGGTATTTCGGCGGACAGCTACACTTAAACCTACTTGTTCTTCCAGACGAGATTGACTGGTTCTGCTCAAAATATAATTATAAATTATGCCTAGACACCTCACACTCACAGTTAGCTTCAAATTACTACAAAATAAACTACATAGATTTTATTAACAAAATCAAAGACCATGTTGGACATATGCACTTATCTGATGCGTTTGGCCTAGATGATGAAGGTATTCAGATTGGAAAAGGGCAGATAGATTTTGCCAGACTCTTGAAAAAAATCAACAATAGCGTGTCCTTTATTCCAGAAATTTGGCAAGGACATAGAAACTTAGGCTACGATTTTTGGATAGCCTTGAGAAAGATAGAGGAAATACTAAATGATTAAAGGTCCAGTTTACCCAATTATTTTACCATTTAATAACAAAAAAGATATTGACATTCCGTCTCTTCAGAGATATATATCATATATAGTCGATGGAGGTGGAAAATATATAATGGTCGCTTCGGCAACCAGTAGGTTTTCTCAGCTATCTACCGAAGAGATTAAAACAGTAAACAAGGTAACAATAGAGTCAACCATAGAAAGCGGAGGCGTTCCAATCGCTTCTACGCCTATAAGTGGAAGCACTAAAACACACATAGAGGTTGCCCAACAAGCAGAAAGAGATGGGGCTGAAATTGTTATCTGTGAATATCCTTGGAGGTATCAAGGCTCAGGTCCTTTAATAGATTATTTTAAAGAGATAGTGAACAACACAAACCTTGACGTAATGCTTCACGTTACACCAACCAGAAGCGAAGTAGAAACCAGCTTTGGAAAAACACATAGATATGAAATTGACGATTTGGTAGAAATATGCTCTTTACCAAGGGTCATAGGATTTAAGGAAGCTGCCGGAGACCCAGAACATTCAGAAAAAATATGGCGTGTTTTAGGTAAATCTACGAGTATTATAGTGGCGGTCGCGGCAAGCGAGACATTCTTGAAGGCTCGTCCATACGGTGCTACTGGATTTTTCACTGGAATTGAAAGCATATTTCCAAGATTTGGAAAAGAAGTTTACGATTTAATTTTGAATGACGACAAAGAAAAGTCTTCTGAAATAGTTTCACAAATGTCTGACTTATTGCACTCATGCAAAAATTTTGGATGGCATGCTGCTTCAAAATACTGTCTTTTTAAATTAGGCATTATGGGAATAGACGAAAGAGAGCCTATGAACCCAATAAGCGAAGAAGCTCAAAAAATATTAGACCCTAAAATTGAAACTCTAATTGATATATATGGACAATATAGTTAGAAGCAAATGGGGGATACATAATCGAAGCATTGAGAAGATAAATGCTTTGTATGGAGATGTATATAATCTAGACAATAAATATATATTAAAAATAACAAATATAAATTCAAATGAAAAGCAAGGCTTAATTAATTCGTTCATGAATAAAGCTCATGAAAAAGGATTTCCGGTTCCGAGAACAACACAAACAAAAGAAGGCGGTTTATTTTTTTCAGAATCTAGAAAAACATACTCTTTGTATGATTATATTTCAGGAAATCACTATGATTTTAAAGAAGGTTCTCTAATACAGGCCGCAACAACACTTGCCCGTTTTCATGATGAGTTTGAAAAAGAATTAGAGCTTGAACAAGAGGTTGAAAAGGTTTGCGGAGACGTTTACCCCTATGACTTATCGGGTATTAAATACTATACCAGCGAGGTCAGGGAGGCGGTTAAGCTAATAGATAGGTCAGAAAGGTTTTGCGTTAGTCTTCCTAGACAGATTGGACATTTTGATTACATACCTAGCAACTTGATATTTAAAAACGGAAAAATGATAGGTTTAATAGATTTCGATATCATGCGTGTTTCTGAGAAAGCGAGGGATTTGGCCATCTCACTGCACAGGCTAACAAAAAATGAATTACAAAAAAAGCTGTTCTTAGATTCTTACGGGTCTATAAATAATTTAACAGATGCAGAATTGCAGTCTATGAATGATTTATATTTTGATGAGATGAAAAGAAAATTAATTTATACTATCAGGAGATATAATATATCGCCTAAGCCATTTAAAGTTTTATTTGACAGGATAAAAAATGAAAAACTTGAACGAGTTTAGCTCAGAATTAAAAAAAGATGCGCAAGGTATGCACGATGACTGTAAGCTTCAGGATGATGCGTTTAGTGTATTGGTCAGGGCTGACAGACATAGGTGGATACACCAAACAAACTTTGCTGGAATTCCCGCGTTGCAACTACCTCAAGACTTGTTTGCTATTCAGGAAATAGTTTTTAAAACTAAACCTCAAGTCATAGTAGAGCTTGGTGTTGCGTGGGGAGGAACTACAATGTTCCTTGAGTCTTTTCATCAGGGAGATATAATAGGGGTAGACCTCCAAATACCAGACCACCTAAGAGACGCAACCGCATTTAAAGGAAATATTAGGTTCCTTATAGGAGACAGCGTTTTGAGCGCAGAGGTAATTAAAAGGTTTGTTGGAGATAGAAGTTGTATGGTTGTAGTAGACTCTATGCACACACATAAACACGTTCTTGAAGAACTCAACGCTTTTTCAGACATTGTTACCCCTGGCTGCTACATGGTTGTTTGCGACACTCTAGTTGACGACCCAAGATACCACGAAGACGGAGCGGCAAGAAATCGTCCTTGGGGACCAGGAAACAGCCCAAGAAGCGCTTTGAATCAGTTTCTTGAAGAAAATCCAGAGTTTGAAAGAGACGAGAACATAAGAAATAAACTATTGTTTTCATGCCAACCAGACGGATACATATACAAGAAATGAAAGACACCCTTACATTAATAGTCCCTCTTCTAGACAGGCACGAGCTTACAGACCGGTCATTGAAGTGGTTAGAGCAGCAAGAATGCGAGTGTAAAGTTATACTTGCGGACGGAAGCAAGGTTCCGTTTTCTGGCTCCTATAAGAGCCTGGATATACAGTATTTCTATAACGGCTTTGATGAAAACATAGCTCGATACATGAACAAAATGCATCGGGCTACTCAAATGGTTGAAACTCCGAGTTGCATGATATTTGATAACGACGATGTTATTAATTTAAGCGGCATACTGAATGGGGCTTATTTTTTGAGCGAAAACGATGATTACAGCACCTATCAAAATGACGTAAGGCCACTTGAGATATATCCAGAAATAAGCGTCAAGGATTCTTTGTACACAGGAAAATCAATAGAACAGGAACTTCCCGAAGACAGGCTGTTGAACGTTATAAGTAATTTTAACAGCTTTAACTACGCCGTTTTCAGAACCTCTATAATGAAATGCTTTTTCGAGATTATGGACGCTTTAAAAAACGATGATTTCCAATTATTTCAAAAATCTTGGGCATATACATCAGCGATTTTAGGCAAGTGCAAGAGGCTTCAAGACCAGTCTTATTACTATTTCATTCCTGGCAACAGCATATTACAAACAGGGGGCAAGGTACATAAGTTTAGCAACTGGGTTTCAACGCAATACTGGAACGAGTCCTGCCCAAAAATGGTTTCTATTATATCATGTCTTTACCGAGGTGACATAAGAGAAATATTCTTAAGAGCCTTTTTAGATGAGATTTGCAAAAAAAACAATATTGAACCGGCTAGTGAAGAATATATTGATGGAGTCATCAAAGCTTCTCACGACTATGACGACACAGTACGAAAAGTTGTAGACAAATACTGTAAGTTATTTACGTTTGAATCGTGGCGTTTTAATGCCCAGGAATATTATCCAGTTGGACACGCTACCTTTGTGGAGGATATTATTGATGGCTAAACATGTAGTTCTTGATGCTATTGCTCGTTCTGGCACAACTCTAATGAGCGCGCTTCTTAGAAGCCAAGAAAAAACAATTGCTTTCTGTCCTGGATTTAATGAGCCTCTTTCTTGTAAAAACATGGGGGAGTGGCCTCATGGAATGTGTAGAAAAGAGTTTGTTAATCGGCCTGAGTTAAGTTTAGACTTGTTTAAAAAAGAGAGTCTTTCCTATATCAACGATTACGCTCAGTATTATGGTCTTAGCAAAGATTCGTGGAGGTCTATAATTTATGATGCGTCTAGCACAAAAGATATAAGAAAAAATATGGAAGAGGCTTTTCCTGATGTTGAAGTTTTTTGTTATAGATGGAATCAGGCTTTATGTTATTTTTACGAATGGATAGAAAAAGGCGAAGATTATCTTTGGGTTTCAATGATAAGAAACCCCCTGGATAGAGCGGTTTCTTCTATGCAAAAACATGGATGGTCCTTTGAAGACAGCTTAAACAGCACCTTATCTTTTTGCGAAAAGTTAAAGTCGGTAAAAAATAATGAAAAATTTTATTTAATTCGATACGAGAGTCTAGCAAATTTGCCAGAGAAAGAGATGCAAGATATATACTCTTTTTTTTCGGTAAACCTCAGCTCAATAAATCTAAATGATATAAAGGGTTCCAATGGAGAGCATTTTATACCTCAAAGCTCTACAATAAAAGATACTACCACAAAAAAAGACGGGTATCTAACTGAAGCAGAAAAATTTAACGGGGTTTACACAAATCAAATAAATAGACATCCGTTCCATGAAGACGATGATGTGTATCGGTGTTTTATGGACAGCTTGTCTGAATATGAAGAATATAAGGTATATTTTTAATGAAAGAAAACTTTTTACACATAGGCTATCACAAGACAGCTACCACATGGATGCAGCAGTTCATGTTCCCGATAATATTTGAATCAAAGTATTTTGGAAAGTCTATTGAGCAAAAAAGAGACAACACCCTTTATTTAAGGGAAATGGATAACTTAAAAAACTTATTCTACAAAAATTCAAACGCTTGCTTCTCTGACGAGTTTTTCATGAAGCCTATGCCTAGAGGAAAGTTTGACTTTGAAAAGAATATCGCTATAACAGATAGAAACAATATGCCAACGCCATCAAAAGAATTTTATATCTGCTCAGACAATCATGTAAAATCAATTTGTAATAAAATTTGCTCTAACCTTGTAGATGAGAATATTAACACCAAGGTTATTTTATCCATTAGAAATCAAACAGACATGTTCTTTTCTATGTACTTGCACCAAGAAAGAGCGCCTCACCAAAAATGGAACAGTCCAGATATATGGGTTAAAGACTTAAACGGATTCATTTCAAAGTTTGATAGAAAATTTCTTACAAAAAAGCTTAAAAATTATTATGATTTTAATAATACATACACGCAATTAGTAAAAACTTTTGGACAAAAAAATGTGCATGTTATAATATATGAAAACCTTTTCAAAAACACTGAAAATGAAATAAATAGGCTTTATTGTTTTATGGCAAAAGAAATGGACTTAAAAGCGTTAGAGCAAATAAAAAGCCGTGTTAGCACAAAAAAGAACGACAGTCGGAACGATTCCTATAAAAGACAAAAAAACGGAGAAGATATAAGAAAATTGTTGATGCAAGAATACAAAGATTCTAATAAAGAACTCTCTAAGCTAATAAAATTTGATTTAAGCAAATACGGATATCACCAATGAAAAGAAGATTAGCTGTAATTCCAGCAAGAAGCGGAAGTAAAAGGTTTCCAGGAAAAAATTGGGCAAAACTAGGAGAATACCCTCTGTGGCAGTGGAGCGTTGATGTTGCCTCTGTTGCTTTTGAAACCACTGTCTTCACAACAGACTCAGAAAATCTTCTGTACGATGTTGTAAATAAAGAAGGAAGTTTTGTAGCAGGCCTACTAAGACCCAAAGAGCTGTCCTCAGACACCTCAAAGGTAATAGATACAGTAAATTGGATTTATGATATATACGACAAAAGTCCAAGTAAGCCCGACGAAATTTGGCTGCTTCTTCCAACGTGCCCATTAAGGAGTCTTAAAGACGCAGTTGATGCTCAAGACAAATTAAGCGCCAACAATGACTGCGATGGAATAATTAGCATTACGGACTATGAGTTTCCACCTCAACTTGGATTGACGCATGAGGGTGAACAGATAAGGGACTGGCATGAAAGTAAGCCTTGGCAGTCTGGAAACACTAGAAGCCAGGACCATGAAAAAATATACAGACCAAACGGAGCGCTTTACGGAATGAAGTGGGAGGCATTTAGACAAAACAGAAATTTCTATAAAGGAAAAATATGCAGTTACTATATGCCCAGAGAGCGTTCAGTTGATATAGATAATGAAATTGACCTTAAATTAGCAGAGGCGTTAATCAATGAATAACACAGCAGTTGACAGCGATGTTATAAAGACAATAAAAGATGTCGGCCTTTACATATATCCTGAGCTTATTGATGCAGATATTGTTAAAAGGCTGAAATCTCAAACCCTGTCTCTTCTCGATGAGCGAGGAGACAAAAACTATAAGTTTGGAACAGCAATAAATATGGGCGGTCTAAACGAACAGGACGGGGATATTAGAAAGTTTTTTGATACTGATTACTTCAACAGTGTGGCGCGACAATACGGCAAGAGAGAAGCTAGGGCGGTTATGGCCACGCACGACTATCAAAACGATAATGGCACAGACAGAAACGGCTTTCTTCATTTTGATAGAACGCATACATTCAAATTCTTTTTATATTTGACTGATTGCGATGAATATAGCGGGGCGTTTAGATATGTTCCTGGTTCTAGGAAACTAGGTGAAACTTTAAGAACACAGGCAACCGTTGATGCTGGGGGAGACTATAAAACAATAGCTAACAGATTAGAGTTAGATTATTTAGATTTAAACTATACCGCAGAGGATGCAGAGCCTCTTGAGGGTAAAGCTGGAACTTTATTTGCTTTTGACACAGACACCTTTCATATGGGTGGTGTGGTACAAGATGGAAAAGAAAGGATTGTAATTAGGTCGCATTATGTCTAAGATAAAATTTTTAGATTTGGGCACACAGCCCATTGCAAACGGGTTTTTAAAAGAATCAGACCTGGGTAAAGATGAGTATACATTCAATTTATCTGTTGGTATATGTAGTGAGACGTTTTTAGTTTCTCTTATGGATTTTGTAGACCCGCCAAAGATGTTTAATGAAAGCTATCCATTCCACACATCCGCTTCTCCAGTGATGGAGTCTCATTTTAAAAGAACCTCTAATTTGCTGTCAAAATTAAATCCAAGCAAGGTTATGGAGATAGGAAGTAATGACGGCGCGTTCTTAAAAAACTTTCATCCATCTAAGGCTATATCAGTAGAACCATGCTCTAATTTTGCTAGACATACACAAGAACTTGGGTATACAACCTATGATGAGTTTTGGACCCAAGAACTTGCAGACCGCGTATGTTCATCTAATGGAAAGCAAGACTTAATATTCTCTGCGAATTGCATGTGCCATATACCTGACATAGAAGGTGCGTTTAAAGCCGTAGCCTCCTGCCTAGACAAAGACGGGGTTTTTGTTTTTGAAGACCCGTCACTGGTGTTTATGCTTATGAGAAACTCGTATGACCAAATATACGATGAACACGCACACATATTCTCCCTACATTCTTTGTCTATAATGCTTAAAAGGGCCGGTCTAAAGATATGGAAGGTCGATGTTCTTGAGAATGTGCATGGAGGCTCTTGCAGGGTTTATGCCGTTCATGAAAACAACCCCGTAAAAAAGGTTGATTCCACCCTAATGAAATTTGAGAGAATTTGCGGAATAAACAAGAGTGGTTTTGAAATATACTACTCATTCGCTAGGAACGTACAGAAAAGCAAAGAGGCTCTTGTTGACGCTCTATCTGCTTTAAAAGACAGAGGCAAGAAGGTCATTAGCTTTGGCGCAACTTCCAAGTCTACCACAGTATTTAATTATTGCGGAATTGGAAATGAGTTAATAGACTATATAACTGATAGGACAGACGATAAAATTGGAAAATTCTCTCCTGGAAAGCATATACCGATTATAGAAGAAGGAGTAGGGTTTGATGATTCTGTTGACGCTGCATTTCTTGGCGCGTGGAATTATAAAGACGCGATACTTACGAAGTATTCAGATTTTAAAGGCTCTTGGATTACTCACGTTCCAGAGGTTTCTGTAATATGAAAATTTTAGTTACGGGCGGTCTTGGGCACATAGGCTCTTATATTATAAGAACTTCGTTTGCAGAGAATGGAATTTCTGTTGTGGATGACTTATCTACCAACAGGTATTGTTCTTTGATGAATCTTCCATACCCTATTGATTTTATAAATGACGGCTTTGAGAATCTAAGCGAAGAGTTTTTAAAAAAGTTTGACGTTGTTCTTCATCTTGCTGCCGTGACAGACGCGGCCAGAGGTGACTCTGAAAGCATTGAAAAAATCAATGTTGGACACACAAGAGACTTTATAAAAAAATTAGCTTCTATAGACAGTTCGCCTTTGTTTATATTTCCCTCATCAACAAGCGTTTATGGTACAGCTTCCGATATTGTTAAGGAAGATGACGAGAGCGTTTTAAAGCCACAAAGCTACTACGCTTCGTCTAAACTGGTTATAGAAAACTTTCTTAGAGAAAATTACCCTAGACACTTGATTCTCAGATTTGGAACAATATTTGGGGCAACTCCAGGCATGAGATTTCATACAGCGATTAATCACTTCTGCTGGGCCGCTTCGATGAAACAGCCCCTAGAAGTTTGGGAGCAAAACTATCACTACCACAGGCCATATCTTGACGTAAGAGACGCAGAAAGGTCAATTTCTCATCTTCTTTACAAAGGCGTGGAAAGTCAAACATATAATGTACTTAGCGACAACTACAAATGTAGTGATATTATAAAAATAATAAAAGCTTACGTTCCCGACCTTGAAGTAAATATGGTCAAGACACCCCTTCTTAACCAGTTCTCCTACCTTGTAGACGACAGCAAGCTCAGTGCAACCGGGATAAATTTAAACGGAAGCATAAAACGAGGAATAAAAGAAACATTGGGATTACTTAAATGCGTAAAAAGATTTTAATTTCTGGCGGCTTAGGAAAGTTTGCAAAGCAATTATTAATTCAGGGTTCTGAGAACTTTGAAATATTCGCTCCTCCTAGAAAGGAAATGGATGTAAAAAATCCTCGTCAGATTTATTCTAAAATAATATCATGCAATCCAGACTATTTTGTTCATGCTGCGGCGATGACAAGACCGATGAAAAACCATGAGCTTGCACCAATGAAAAGCATGAAAATAAATATTGAAGGAACTTGTAATGTTGTTGATGCTTGCCACACAACAGGTATAAAGCTAATATATATATCAACAGATTATGTATACCCTGGAAAAGATGGCGACTATTCAGAGAAGGACGGCGTGCTTCCTTTCACTAAATATGGATGGTCAAAACTTGGTGGGGAATGTGCCGTAAGAATGTACGATAATTCTCTTATACTAAGAATAGCTATGTGTGAAAAACCTTTCCCGCATCCAGGAGCAATGATTGATGTGAAAAAAAGTTCTATTTTTAGTGATGAAGCTGCAAAAATTACTTTACAATTGCTAGGCGAGTTTGGTATAATAAATATTGGAGGACCGAATCAATCCATATACGATTTTGTAAGTTTGCATCAAAAGGTGAGCCCTATGACGAGGAATAGCGCGGACTCTACAATGATGCCTGACGTAAGTATGAACACGGATAAGCTAAATGAGATTTCACGAAGACGATAGAGCGCAAAGATTTTGCGACATATTTCCAGAAGCCGGTGGACAAACAATGGTGTCTAGGATAAGAACCCCTGGTCATGTTGTGGCTTGGCACAGGCACAAAATACAGCACGACTATTGGTGTTGCTTGCAAGGTTCTTTTAAGGTTGGTCTCGCAAAAGAAAACGGAGACTTTGAATTCGTATATCTCTCTGACAAGCAGCCGAGAACCATACATATACCTCCGGGGATATATCATGGATATATGGCGCTAGAACCAAATTCTATTTTATTGTATTACATGGACCAAGCATACGACCCATCAGACGAATATAGGGCTGAGGTAGGTTATTTCGGTGATGATTGGGGAATACCAAATAAATGAGATTATTTAAAAAAAATAAAAAATTAAAACTATTCAACATAAATGACTATGTAATAGATACATCTAAATTTAATCACCTCTTACATGGCAGTGTTGAGGAAGAGCTTGAAGATAGATTCGCTGAATATGTGGGAGCTAAATACGCATGTGTTGCAAGCAGCGCAAGCAATCTGATTTATCTTTCAATGATAAGCATTCTAGGGATACCTGAAGAAATACTAAAGAAAAATCCAGTAAAAATACCCAGCATGATACCGATTGTGGTTCCAAATATCATACACAACATCGGAGTTCCGTGCTGCTGGACAAATGATTGTGATTGGGTTGGCTCTGCTTACACTCTTTATGATACCGAAAAAGCGTTTGAAGAAATGAGTCTCGAAAGCGACCAAGAATATAACGCTTTTAAAATAATAGACTCTGCACAAGAAGTTACAAAAAATCAATTCTCTGAACAGGCTGAGGACGGAGACTTGATGATATTTAGCCTGTATCCTACAAAGCCTGTGGGAGGGATGGACGGAGGAATAATTGTTTCAAATAGCAAAGCAAAAATAGATTGGTTCCGCACAGCGAGCCACCTCGGAATATCCAACGTAGAAATGAGTGCGGGAAGCTGGCAAAGAACCCTTGCCTTTCCAGGGTGGAAAATGCACCCAAATTCATCACAGTGCTATGTGGCTCTTGAGAATCTAAAAAAACTAGATGCTAAAAATAAGAGGCTGTCGCATATACGAGAAAAATATAATGAAGCCTTTTCTCTTAAAAATAATAGCTGTCACCTTTATCGCATAGAGGTAGAAGATAGGGATAGATTCTCAAAAAAGATGAGAGAATCAAATATAGAAACGGGAATACATTATTTACCGGCCCACATGTACTCTTTTTATGATATAAAAATTGTAGAAGATATGTCAGAGACAGAACTAAAGTCGATGTCCACTGTAAGTATACCGTTCAATGAGTCTCTTACAGAAAGAAATGTTGATTTTATAATAAGAAAGATTAAAGAAGTATTATGAAAATAATGACAACGGGAGGCAGGGGTTTTATTGGGAGCCACTTTGTTGAAAAGATTCTTGGGATGAACAATGTTTCTTCGGTAATAGACTATGACTGCATGACTTATGCGGCAAGCAAGTCCCTTCCATTTGACAGCAATCCTAAGTATGAACACGTAAATGAAAATATACAAGACATACAAAGGCTTCCTCCGAATATAGATTATATCGTTAATTTTGCTGCAGAAAGTCATGTAGATAATTCTATAGCCTCTCCATCAATTTTTATAGAGAGTAATGTTTTAGGTGTTTATAATTTGCTGGAGCTTATACGAGGAAAAGTTTATTCAAGGCCTCAGCTTATACATATTAGCACAGATGAGGTTTATGGAGACGCAGACGACGGAGACAATCATTTTGACGAAAACCACAAGCTAACTCCCAGCAACCCATATGCTGGCTCAAAGGCTGCGGCAGAAATGATGATTATGTCCTATGGCAGAACTTTTGGGATAGACTATAAGATAACAAGAAGCACAAATAATTATGGGCCAAGGCAGTATCCAGAAAAGCTAATACCAAAGTGTATAGATTCAATCAGCTCCGGTAAAAAAATACCTTTGCATGGAGATGGCAGCTATGTTAGAGACTGGATTCATGTTAGGGATAACGTAGACGGAATATGGTATGTTATCGAATACGGAGAAAACAGAAACGTATACAATATAAGTGGCGACAACCCTTTGTCTAATATCGAGGTTGTTAAGAAAGTTTGTTCTTGGTTTGGAATAGAGGACTACGAAAGCCATGTTGAATTTGTGGAGAATAGGCTAGGTCAAGATGCAAGATATTCAATCAATAGCGTAAAAGCAGAGAACTTGGGATGGTCAAGAAAGTTTGGAAAGGGATTAACTAACTATGTTAAACATTAATAAAGACGAAAGAGGAAATCTAATATCAATTAACGACTTAATTACAAGCGTCCCCTTTACTGTAAAGAGATTTATGGATATAAGCAATGTGCCAAATGGTCAGACTAGGGGTTATCACGCACACAAAACCAATAAACAATTTCTTTTGTGCTTTAGTGGCCGGGTTGTGGTTAGAACCGTAGCTAAAGATGAACAGGGTGTTCTTGTAGATGAGTCTCATGAATTAAATGAGGGTGATTTTTTATACATGCCAGAAATGACATGGGGGGAACAAACATATTACGATAATGCCGTCTTGCATGTTCTGTGTTCAAAAAAATATGACGAGGAAGATTATGTTAGAGACTACAACGAATTTAAAAAGCTTTAGTGTGCTTGTTTCTGACACTGGGGCTAGTCAGCTTTCCTTTTGTGTAATAAGCGAAATAAACAATCTGCCAGCTATTTGCCCAAACATAGACGGAATAGTGTTTTATGAAAACAAACATAAAAACTGTTTACCGGCAAATTTTTCTGTCATGCACATATCGTCTGCATGGGGAATGTCTGGTCCGGTGATTGCCACCTCTTTTTCTACGGCCTATAAGCTTTTAAATTTTCCTTCAAGCAAAAAATTCTTCTATGTGTGGAATTTAGAGTGGATTACTGGAAATGATATAAAGCAGTACGAGAGATATAAAAAGGTATATCAAGACACATCCTTGAGTCTTATTGCCAGAAGCGAACCTCATAAAAAAATAATAGAAAATGCATTTAACAGAGATGTTGAGCATGTCGTTTCAGACTTTAATATGTCAGAAATTTTGGAGATTATAAAATGAAAAAGCTCGAAGACAAGAACTGGTGCCATACCCAATACTGGGATAAAGAAAGAAGCATTGGTGATATAGCAAAAGAACTTGATACATATCCAAATAAGGTTAGAAGGGCGCTAAAATCGCATGGGATTAAACTTAGGGATAAGGGGTCTGCGCAGGCGGTGGCTTTAAAAAAGGGCCGCAGCAGCCATCCTACGAAAGATAAGGGGCATTCTGAGGAGTCTAAGCTAAAGATATCTGAGTCTGTGGCTCAAAACTGGGAAAACTTGTCATATGAGGAGCTTGAGGCAAGGAGGGAGACGGCTAGAGAACAGTGGCGAAATATGTCGGAAGAAGATAAAATTAAGCTTAGAGAATCTGCTGTTCCAGGGATAAAAAGGGCTTCCACTGAGGGTTCTAAGCTTGAAAAATACATACAAAATCAATTGACAAAATCTGGTTATGTGATAGAATATCATAAGAAGGGGATTGTACCGAACGCCAATCTAGAGGTGGATATATATCTCCCAGAGCTTGGCACGGCGATAGAAATCGATGGTCCTTCGCACTTTTTACCAATTTGGGGACAAGAGGCCTTAAATAAAACGATAAAGTCAGACAATGAAAAAAATGGACTTTTAAGATATCATGGAATTATGGTGATAAGAGTTTCTCAGAAGAGAAAAACTTTGTCTCAAAAATCCATGAGAGATACATGGTCCGCAATAGAAAAAGAAATTAAAGATATATCTATAAAAATGCCAGCTAAAAATAAAAGATTTAAAGAAATAGAGGTTTGATTTTATGATGACTAAACACGGATACGAAGACGTAAGCGTTAAAGATATTAGAGAAGAGCTTATTTCTCTGGGCGTGGAGGACCAAGAGATTTTATCTCAAAGCAAAAAGCCTCTTGTTCAGCTATTGATTGAAACTAAAGAGAAAAAAGCAAATGAATTGTTTGAATTTGATAGCGAAGAGGAAGATATTTTATCTGCTGTAGACACTGACGCCCTATCTAGCTCTTTAGAGCTTGTTCAGCCTTCTTTTAATACTGAAAAATGGTCTGAGTGGGTTATGTCTCAGTTTGCGGACGATGAGCTAGAAAATGGGGCTCCGACTTGTGATGGTCTTCGTAGGGTTGCAGAAGATGTGATTGGGCCGATAGCTAAAGTAGAGGTTATAAAAAATGATACTCCAACCGTGTCAAATAAAGGGAACGCGACAGTCGTTGTTGGAGTGACAATTGAGCCTGTGTTGCTGGACAGTCACCCAAGGCATGGGTCTTATATATATGTTGAAGACTTGGCTGATGCAAATAGATTAAATACTCCGGAAGAAATATTTAAGCACCCTTCCGCAACTGCTGGAACTAGAGCAGAGTCAAGAGTTTACAGAAAGATGCTTAGACTAAGAAAGGTTCTGACAGCAGAGGAGTTGGCTTCTAATGAAAGCACGTTGGAGGAAGAATGGTCTCCGTCTACTCCTATTACAGAGCAGCAAATAACTGTCATAGAGATGTTATGCAAGAGAACAAATCTAAATGTTTTAGAATTTATAAATTGCGGAGATTTGAAATATGTTTGCATAGAGCAGGTTTCTGAACAGTCTGCGCAAAAGATGCTTCAGCATTTAAATAGAATACAAAGAAAAGATGCTCCTAGACCAGATGGGGTTGGGGTGTATGATGAAAACTGGAAGGTTAAAAACGATGACACAAGAGAAGAAAATTTTAGCAAAAGAGTATAGGATATATAAGCCTAACTCAAAAGGCACCGGCGCTGCATCTAAGTTTCAGTGCAGGACTAAATGGAAAACCATAGATAAATCAGATTACGCTGACCTCATATTATTTCTAGAGTCTGCTCAGCAGACTGGTTTTGACTCTAATAAAAACGCTTCATTCGGATGGTCGTCGACCAATGATAAGAATAAAGGAAAGTCAGTTACGATGAAGTTAGGTCTTCCTGATATAGGTGAGATTTTATTAGTTTTAAAGGGAAGGAAAACTTTTGTAGGACCAGAACCAAAACAGGGAAGAAAAATAGAGCCCGGATTATACCATCAAAACAATCATGGGAACACAAGTCTTAGGCTGAAATGGAGCGAAGGAAAGCTGTATTTAAATATATCATCTCAAGACAAAAATAAAAATGTAACAAAAATTTCACACAGCATCACTACAGCAGAGGCGGCTGTGCTTGAGTCTCTTTTGGAGCATTTTATAGTTGAGTACCATGGTTGGAAAAATCAAATATAATTAAAAAGCCCTAATATATAAATTAGGGCTAATTTTTTGATTTATTATTACAAATACTCAAGTGCAAAGAATAATCCGTATTGAGTTTTATTTCCAATAGAGTCTGGGCTAGCAGAAATTGCAGCGTACCAATCGTGTCTCTTGGACTGAACGGTCGATATAGTTGTGACTCCATCTCCGGCAAAAACTCCGCTAACTCCTGGCGAATTTGCAAAACTCACAACAACCCCTGAACCAGCAGGAGTAATCCACTGGCTGTCTCCAGAGCCTGTCGCTGTTTGAGTAACTCTTGGGTGAATAATCTCGGCTACTTTTGTTGTTACACCCGAGGCTGCTTTTTTAATATTAAACCTATCATAAATTCTTAGCTCACAGTTCTGGGTTTTCACCTGTGAGTCGTGTGTAAATCTAATATTAAGAGTAGCTTGATAATTTGGTATGGCTTGCAATCCTATGCCGCTAGTCGAAGCTCCAATTATACCACTCCCAGCATTGAGAAATTTTATATTTTGAGCCTGAGCGCCACGGCTGCTGCCGGTGCCGTCTGACACAAAAGTTGTCCCTTGATATTTACCAACCTCAACGCTTGCGCCAAAACCAGCGTCTCCAAAGAATGCTAGCCCTGAGCCTCCAAGCTTGAGGTCATAATCAAAGCCTGTTCTATTTATAAGAAAATCTATCGTTGCCATTTTAAAGTAATCTCCTTTTATATATATACACCATTTATTTCTACTTTGGCCATTTGTCTTTTGGGCAATCTTCGCTTCTCCACCAAGCTTTTTTAGATAAAATACACCCACATTCTGTGCAAATGCCTTTATTATTTGACGAACAATTATTGCATATTTTCATTCTTTCAGCATACTCTTCCCCACAAACGTTAGAAAATCCATCTGCCGCATGCTTAACAACGGCTTTAGTAAAAGTTTTTATTTTCTTTATATTGTCTGACATATAAGCAGCCTCCAATAACACTAAGGTAAATCCCCGATAAAGTCGATAAAGTCGTCGAGGTCGTCAATTCGCATCGTCTGCCTCTTCAGTAAAACAATCTTCAACATTTATCCATTTTATCTTTACATCGTCCGCGTTATCTGAACCGGTGTGACCAAGGACCTGTAATCTACTGGGGTCAAAGCCACAATCGGAGGTTTCTACTTCATCACAGTTCGGCCCAGTTTTTCTATACTTGATTGAGTCCCATCCCTTATAAGTCTCCCACAAGTGACAAGGGGCGGCATCTTGGTCGACAGCCGAGGCGTCGAAATTAATTCCGCAACCATACGCAGTTACCCACTGGAATATCGGCGCGCCACCAAAATTGTTTCTAGCAAAAACTATAGTCTCTAAATCGCAGGGTTCTTTCCTAAAACCAAAATCTTGATTTGGTTTAAGGCTATTTCCCTCATCGTCTTCATCCCAATGGTCATCCGGGAAGCCTTTAGGTCCCGCCAAAGTGTCCTCTATTTTAACAGGAAGGTCTCCTGCGTTATCTGGCTCGGCGTCAGAACCTACTCTTTTTTCCTCTTTAAATCTGAACATGACTCCATCACCAAACTCGTCTATATTTAGGAATTGTAATTGGTCTCCTTCATTATGTCCAACAAACTGAACGAAGTCTTCGTCGTAACCTCTGTCCTTAATATCAGGGTCCGCTGGCATGCCCGCAATTCCACCGTAGATTTTCCAAATGTCGCAGGGCCATTCTGCTTCCAACGCTTCATCATCAATTGGACAGGACCCTGGAGCCGTATCCCACTTCGGAACCTCATTTTTTTTATGAATAAGAATTTGGTCTTCGTCATCATCCCAGCCCATACCTCCAGGTTCTCGGCTAGCTCCATCGGGGTCTTTGCCCCACTCTATGTCTTTGGCGCCTCCTAAAGTTTCCCAAAGAAAACACGGCCACTCATCTCGACCGATTCCCCCTCCAGGGCCAGCATTACTAAAGCCCTCATCCCCTTCTTCTGGCTGAGGTCGATTCAACCCCCATTTTCTAGACGCCTCATCACCCGACGTTGGGTCATCTGGGTCAATAATCTGTCGGTTCGCGTCGTCTCTTAAAATAGGGCAAGCGTCTGTTTGATTAATCCAATAAACACCAACCTTAGCGGGGTCGCCTTCGTTTTCAGAGTGCCCCTCAGCGTAATGCCCCAGATATTGATGTTTTGTATTGTCATAGCCGAAATCATGGTCTAGGTCATCTGCCCAATCTACACCATCTGCCCCATGAAAAGTTTCATAAATATGACACGGCCAATAAGGTCTATCTTCATCTGGAACTGGGCATTCCTCTGTCTTTGGTGTTGGAAATCCAACTACTGGCAAATTGATTTCGGTAGTATCAAAACCACTGTAGTCTTCGCATTTTTCTTTAGAGCCGCTAAAAACTTTTTCAAAAGTGCTGTCTTTAATTCCAGTATTATCATCTTTTTTTTGGTCTAATTCTGTGTCCGTAGGTAAAGAATTGCTGAAATGAGTTTCATGCCAACCTCCAAGTCTATCGTCTCTTTCACTGCCCTCGGATGGGTTTTGGTTAAATCTAGGATGTTTCATTGTGTCGCTGTCCCACATCACAAGTACTGTATCCCCCTCCTTGTATGATTTAGCAACACCTTCCCAAAAACCTTCTTCTTCATCCTTATCAGAGGGCGGGCCTCCCTCCTCAAAAGTCGCATCATCCGAGCCAGTGGGGTCATCTGGCTGAAGTGTCCCAGCGTCGTCTTCCCAATGATATGAAAACCCAGTCTCCTCCGGGAGGAAAAAGGTAGAGCTACCACCGCCGCCTCCGTCGCCACTTCCACTTCCGGCACCAGTATCTTCTTCATCTTGAGGAATACAGGCTTTAATTTTAACGGAGGCTTTAGAATAAATGTCACTAGCACCAGCTTTTCCAAATTGCCACCAAATCCAATCTGGAACATCTCTTGATTCAGTATCCTGATGATGACAGTTTGCAAACCATTTCATATCAACTTCTGCCTCTGCCTCCCAGTGAACTCCAGATTTTGAAAATTCAGATTTTAGCTTTGCGGGAAATATTTTTAATCTAAAAGGATGAGCTGGACTATAAAAAGGCTGGTCTATGGGGTCATTGAAACATGTCCAGCTTTTTCTTGCTTCATCCCATCGTAAGTCTAATACGCCTGTTTTCCATTCTCTAGAATCAATAGACCAGTTTTTTACAAACGTCTCCTCTACTGTATTAGATTCTTCTCCTGAGTTTGGTGCAGGAAGGCCATATCTATCGTAACCCCAACCAGAAACAACCATTGGGGTTCTTAGTGCTATAGACCTAGCTCCTTTAAATGGGGCTGTTGACGTTAATCTTGTACCTTCCTTCGGACACTTTTGATTCCTTAATACATGAGTGGTGTTTGTGTTATATTTCCAATCAGTGCTACTGGAAGATGAAGATTTTTCTAAGTCTGAATCCAATTTAATATACTGATATAAATCAAATGGATTACCAGCGTTAAAAGTGTTTTTGTCTGGTTTGTCTTCGTCGTCTATACCAACTGAGGGCAGCAAGCTAGTGCTGCTAGAACTTGAACCCTCTTTGATTGAAAAGGGTGTAAATATAGAATCTAACGAGCAACCGGCTGTACTATCCCAAAATCCAGATTCGTTGGAATCAGCTTCTGAGACTATTACCTCTAAGGGGGCTATCATGATTCTTGAATAAACAGCATCAGATGGAAAATTTTGAGGCATGTTTTCGCTACCTTTAAAATTTTGACCAACTATGATAGCTGAGCTTCTTCCACTTAAAGAATTTCTAAGACCAGACGCTTTTGCTCCTGAAGAGGTGCTTAGAGTGCCTCCTGGAGTTCCAAATGTATTTGCGTTGTGGAATTGTTTAATTTGTTCATTTACTGCTCTTTGCGCTGATTTTAAATTGAACGCTCTTTGGAATTGATGTTGTTTTTCAGCCATCATTTCGAAAAATTCTAACCTTGACTGTGCAATCTCGCCAAAGTTTCTAACAAAGGTCCTGAATTGAATGTCTGTAGTTACACCTCCAGAACCCACGTTAACATTTATAGATGTGCAATTTGCCCCTGCATTAGCTAAACTTCTTCCAAGTCCAACAATGCCAATATCTGACGGAAGGCCTGATATCTTGCCCTGACCAGACTCTAGTATACTAAATCTAGAACTAACAACTTTAGATTGAGCTGTTATTTGAGCTGCTCTAGTCATTGCGCTGAAGCTTCCGTATGTCCAGGGATTAAAGGTGCTGTCTACTGAAAATTCAGACTTGCCATATGATTGCGATGCTCCTCCCCCCGCAGACCAAGGTCCGTATCTTGTCGCATTACTTTTTAAAGGCACCACTGCTCCAGTGGGTGTCTCAACGGTTTTTGACAATCCAAGACCCCTAAACGAACTTCCTCCAAAGTTAGCATTAAGAAGCTCATCTATATTTTTTTTCTGCGCTTCAGTAAGTGCGTTTCCGCCATTTTCCCCCATCATTATTAGATACAGCAATCCGTCGGTAAAAGTAATGTCTCCTTGGCCGTCTCCGCCCTCAGCCTCATTATCTACTTTTACACCACCGCCAGCGCTCAAAATCGCCCATGGTGCATATTCAGGGTCGCATCGGCCTAAAGACGGGTCAGCGTTTACGTCAGCAACAATTTTTTCAAATCCTGGCTGAACGTAGATACTGTTTGATTTTTTAATCCAAGTTCCTTGCAGTTTAGACAAGTCGGTGTCTTTTGCTGGAAATTTAAGAATTGGACCAACTTTACCGTCTTCTGTCTTGAATAACTCCATAGCAGCGGAGCGAAAACTAAGACCAAGTATCGAGCCGTTTTCATTGGTAGGCCAGCCACCGTCTGATTTTTCATAGCTTTTATTAACAGCTATTACATCGTTTTCTTCTCCACAACAAAGAGCTTCAGGTATTTGAACCGCCCACTTTTGACCAAAGTAAGATGCAAAATTAGCAACGAACTGATGAAGTTGATGTAAATGGCTTTCTCTTTTATTTAACTTTCTTAAAAAATTTGCATATTCTCTAGCGTCATTCATTAAAGATACTGAGTCGCACTCTTCTGCATCAAGTTCGCCCCCAGCAATTAAAGCGTAGGTTGCGTCAGCAACAAAAAAGTTTCCAACGCCTTGATTTGTACCTACAAAATCTCCAAGAATATCAGCCTTAAAGTACGCCATAAATTCTCTCCATGAATCAAAGCTTTCCTCTGCGGCTAAAATTTCTCCCGCAGTAACATTATATGTGCTTCCATTCAAATGTTTGCTAAAAGCCTGTAGCCCAATGTTCACATCGAAGCTATCCCCCATGTTTACACCTCTAAGCTTCGTGTTGGAGGTTACATCAAACTGCTCTCCTGTCTCAGGGTCTTCGCCCCAGTATTGTTTAATGATTGGGTTGTCGTTTCCTACTATAACCTGTTCAAAATCTCCAATGATACCAATTGCTGTAGTAATGTCATTTGTTTCAATACCTGCGGATGCAGACATAACTCTACTGCTAGATGTTCCTGTATTTCCACCAAAAACTGCACTGCCAAACTTTCTATAAACTCCTCCCGAAGCAATATCGCCTGAACTATTAACGCTTCTTGCTAATGAAGAAGAGCCTGTAGTTGAATAAACTTTTATTGTGGTCCCTAGTATACCGGGCACCGTTTCAAGAAATATTCTTTTGCCTTGCGAGCTAGCGGCTCTAGTGAGTGCAGAAAGAACGTCAATAACGTCTCCAGTAAATCTTAGGTCGCTGGCCGGAACTGCGCTTCCTATGCTAAGCTGAAGGCTGTTGCCGTAATACTGAAATGCGCGCCCATCAATAACGTTTTTTATATGAGCCCAAGTTACACCCGTGTCATTGCACCAATCGGCAAATCCTAATTCTTTATGAAGGTTTATTAAGTTTGTACTTCCCGTACTGTTGCTTCCCAATCCACTTAATATAACTTGAGAGTTTGATAAGACTTTAGATGGACTTCTAAGCCTAACACTGTAAGTAAATCCATTGGACCCTCCGTTTTTCTCCCAGTTTTCTAAAATACCACCAAATTTAAAAGTGCCGTATCTAAACATGCATGCACTTCCCAATGTAGGTGGATTGAAACTGTCTGGGCTCGTTGTGAAAAAAGTTATGCCAAATGGGTTGTATGCTCTTTTTGTAGCGGTGGAAGTGTCCTCTGCTACGGTAACTGTTACTTCGCTGGCATCTGTCCCCCATCCTAGTCTTGTTTGCCAGCTAAGTATTGTTGCTCCTAGAAATCTTGTTTGTTGATATCCATTACTGGTGGCTCCAGAATCTGATTTTATACTTTTAGATGGGCTTGGCGTGTAACTCATTTATTTTCCTTCCTTACTTATTCGTCATTGTTTTGAGAAGCTTGGCTAACTTGAAATGTCCAGGTTACATTTCTTGAGTATTTTTTAATAGAATGCTCGTAATTTTCTCGGTCTTCTGTTAAATATCTAACGCTAGCTGTGGGGGCATACGTGTTAATTTTGGTGATTATTTTGTCTATAGATGAATCAATCTCAGAGTTGCTTATACCTTGGTCAAATTGAACTTCCGCAGAAACACTTATTGTTTCATCATTAACCGAGCGGAGCCACTGAAGAAAAGGCCCCCTTTCTCTACCAGGAACAACGTGTTCTACAAATCTGTCTGTGTCGTCAGAGCTGCTTACTTTAAGGCTTTCAGAAACTGGTGGGGTAGCTAAACCAAAAGTATTTTGAGATGTGGCAAAAGACCAAGTAAAAGAAACAGTGCCCATTTTATGACTGATTGAATGTGCAGTTGATGTAGGCTTGAGTCTAAGTGAACCCGGAGAATATTGGCTTGTATTCAAAGTGGGCGCTGAATTAGCGGCTATGTAAATTGGATTAGAAGATGTGCCTTCATTCGCTTTTAAAACTTTATATCTATTTATAGCTTTTTCAACAGCCATGGCGGTTGTTGATTCTGTAGCTTGAGGATAAGAACTTATAGTATCCCACCCTTGTATGGTGCCATTAACTGTAACCGTTAATTTATTTGCTGAAGAATCCCAAGAACTATTTACATTTATAGACTCTGTAAATTCAAATGAAGACGAAGAGTATGGGGCCAACAGCCATGTTTCTGTGGTTGAATAAGAGCCAGATGTAATATCAACGTCTTGTGAACGTGTATAATTATAAGCAACCCAATCTCCAACAGACGGGGATTTATCTCCGAAATATTTCTTACTCCAGTCAAATCCATGTATTTCTTTTCTAAATATTCTCCTATCGCTAGAGCTTCCTCCAGGATTTATATAATCAGCAGAACCTTTCGAAGAGCTGGTAAGTCCGTCTCCAGCATCTGAGGGGGTCAGCCTAGAATGCACCCATTTCTTAGCATTTTCCCAAGATTCTCTTATCAATCCGTCTGGGCCAAAAGCTCTTTTGCCGGTAGCAGAAACCTGATGTGTGACTGTATATGTTCTTGTTTGCGAGGTGGTGTTTATGAAGGCCTGTTTTCCTGTAGGCTCGCTGTTCCAAGTTTCACTAATATCAGATAAGTAAACCTTGCCTCCAACGCGAAGACCATATTCAAAATCGTCATTGAACGATTGTCCGAATTCAAAATTATCTGTTGAGTGCTGTTTGCCTCCGGTGTGCATTGCCAAATAAAAGTCTTCTTCTCCCACAGAATTGTTGATGCTTCCTCCATCCTCATCGAAGAAAACCTCATCACACTCTAATTCAATTGTGTAGGCTATTGGCTTGTTATATTCGCCTTCCGATATTGATATTGAATTTACCCTTGGAAAACAGCTAAGCCCGTAGTTGTTTGAATCCCAGGATAAAATTTGTAATTTTTGACCCTCGCTTGAGAACAGAAACCTAAGAGCTTGAGCTTTATTGAAAAGCGAAGATTGTATTGAAGTTACCGGAATTGACTCTTTAATAAATTTTGCGGCACTAGGATTGCCATCAGTTCCATTATAAAAAGATGCGTCTGAGGATGGAGACCCTTTATCTGGAATAAGAGTTCCATCTAGGGTTATACTGTACGTCGCACCAACTTTTTTGCCATCTGACGTTTTTATAAATTCTTTTGATATATTTACAGAGGGCGCAGGTATTATTGCTGCGTTAGATTTTGTATCGGCATTATAGTATAATACAGGCATTATATTTCCTCCTGATACTTCCAGGTAACTGTTCTAGAATATGTATCTGAAATTGGGTCCCATTCCCTATTGTCGGCAGTCTTGAAATAAACCGCAACTGCAGTACCTGTGGTGGTACTTCCTGGTGTATAATCATTAATTTTTGAAACAATTTTATTAATGGCAGCAGACTGTTGAGTTGAATTAGTTGAAGGATGAAATTTTATGTTTATGCTAACTGTCCTTGATGGCATCGAAGGCGTTTCTAAATTTTGCAATACTGAACCCTGGCGCCTTCCTGGAACTAAATGGCTGGCAAATTGCGATGTTCCTTTTGTGTCTGTTACCACAATTGAACTAGAAATAGGCTTATCGATTCCGACTCCTAACGGGAGTCCAATATTATCTCTTCTGTTGTTGAAAACATAGCTAAAAGTTATAACGCCTTCCGTTTCATTTATAGAAACATTTTTACTAATTGCCTCAGAATCTATATCGGATGAAGACGAGTCTGATAAAAAATCTGTAACGGCGATTCTATATATGGGAGATTTATCTGATGTCTTACTTGTTAATGTGGTCCATCTTTCCTTCGCATTTGAAGCGGCAGTAACATTAATCTTAGAGATGTCTCCTCCAGAATTGGTTGACACCACATCATGACCGGTTATTGTGCCATTAACTGTCACGGTTTTTATATCATTATCTAGGTCTTCAGAAAAATCAATCTTTATATCTTCAGTAACACTTTTGTTTTGAAGGTCGCCATTGTTTCTAGCATACCCTGGAATCATTGTAAAGGTTTCAGTAATAGTATATGAGCCTGAGGTTCTGTCTATTTCTCCTGTTCTTGACCAGCCGTGAGGCGTCCATTCTGTATGTTTAGCGTCTGAAGAAACACTGTCTGGAAAATATCCCTCTTCCCAATCCCATCCGTTTCTATAGTAATTAAAAATTTTTGTTGTGTCAGAAGGGTCAATGTAATCGTTGGGCCTTGCTTCCTTTCCGCTATCATCTTTTGGATTTGGGCCAATTCTAGATTCAACCCAGATTTTAGCATTTTCCCAAGGCTCCCTGATAAGCCCGTCTTCTCCATACGCTCTTTTGCCTGTTGCAGAAACAGTGTGAGTAACCGCATACACATTTTCGCGTAAATATTTTAGTGCCGCAGTTTTACTGTCCGCAAAATCATCTTTAAGTTGGCTGTCATACCACATAAATCCTTTATCTTGATTGTTAGTTGCCCATGTTTCTGAGGCGTTAGATAAATAAACATTGACATTTCCTGTAATGTCTCCAACGGGGCTAATAAAATCAGAGTCAAAAGACTGCCCACCCTCTTGAGTTATATTCACTCCTGCATTATGAAGGTCTTCTTGGCCAACTAATGTGGTGGAAGAGCCGTCTGTTCCTGTGTCAATAAATATCTCATCACATTCAAGTTGTATGGTATAAGGCAAAGAATCTGCGTATCTCCCGTCGTCCATACTTATTGATTGAACTCTTGGAAAACAGAATATTCCTGGATTTCCAGACTTCCAAGTTAATATAGAAAGCTTTCTTCCTTCTATTGAGAAAAGCCTTCTTATTGCCTGAGATTTCATCATAAGGCTTCTTTGGCTCAAATCACCAGTCACAGACTGAGAATGATAAATAGAAGATGTTCCTGGCGCTCCGTCTCTGTTTTGATAAAATAATGGTACTTGTGCATCTCCAGCTATGGCTCCTCCTGCGGTTGGAGAGCCTCTGTCTGGTAATATAGTCCCTTTTAAAGTTATTCTGTAAGTAGCCCCTATTTTTTTACCGTCTGAAGTCTTTATGTAATCTTTTGATATGCTTACAATAGGAGCTGGAATTAAAGCCGCGGGTTTTCCCGCACTACTCAATGTCATGTCTTCATATAAAACTGGCATTTAATTAAACCCCTTCTCCGCTTTGAGGTATACTTACGTCTTGCTCAAATCCAGAAACAAACAAATTTAAGTCCCCCTGCGCTAAAAACTGTTTTGTGAAATTTCTATAATCTAAGTCAAATTGTTGTTCCATTGCATTTACGCTGCACACTTTATTTGACACAACAAGCTCATCTATTAAAAACTCTTCTTGTTGTTTCGGCTCTAAGCTTATGTTTAATCCAAGATTAGAGTAGGGAACCGAATCAGACCCTCTTTGTAAGAGGCCTCCGACTTTAAATTTTATATCATCTGTATCAGTTTTTACTTCGTATCCATCCCATTTTTGAGATACGTCAGTGATGGGCTTAATTTCAGGCATATATCCAGACTGCCCTGGATGCCCTTTTGCTGGAGAGGCAACTCTAACAAATGATTGATATAGCTCTGTATCTACCCAGTAATTTATAAAATACCATCTATCGTCGTCAAATGGAATCATTAAGCCTGGAAGGTGTTCTGGGGTTAATTCTCCATCGTCATTGGTTTTCCCAATTCTTCCCATTCTTCCTCCTGCTGTAGTGTTTACAAAAGGAATGAGTCCGCCAAAAGCAGAAAGCTCGCCTTGCAATTTATTTTCAGAATTAGGCTTGAGAAAATCTTTAAGAGAATTGAAAGGAGTGTCTCCGCTCGCTTTAACGTTTGAATTATGACCGGCATAATAAATTGACCACTGACCAGATGTTGCCGTGGTACTCCCTGCAAAACCAATCTCGCAGTTTCCTAATACTCCTCTAATACCAAGGGACCCGACTGGGGGGACGTATCCAGGTGCTGGGCCTTTTCTTTTTATCCAAAAAGATGTGGAAACACCTCTTCTTGCCGGAGTAAAGTTTCCAGCAGAATCAAGATGTCCGTCCTTGGGCGTAATTCTATGTTGGTCGTTGATAGATGGAGAACCAGACTGTACCAATACGGTTCCATAATAAGGCGTTGATAAATCGCCTTTAAATCTTGATACTCCAGAGCCGGTAAGCGATGATGCTGGAAATCTATCGCTAGTTTGAAAAAATCCAGATTCAGGGGTATAAGGGCCAGTAAACGAGCCCCCAACTTTGCTACGCCATCCACTTGCATATAATTTAAATCCATAATCCTGAGAATTATCATTTGTATTATTATCAAATTTATATAAAGAGCCGTCTGTACAATTTCTTTCAGAGCCAGCAAAAAGAAGGGCTTCTGATTTACTTGGTTTAAAATCAGAACTATCAACAAGTTCGTTTCTGAAAAATGAAACTGAATCGGGAGCTGTAATTCCACTAAAGCCTTGAGTATTTAGTCCAATTTTATTTGTATTTTCTAAGTCTGTATCTAAAAAGAACGAGTCTTCTGTTCTGGCTCGACCTCGAGAATCAGGCAGTCTCGTTGAGGCAGATATGTCTCCGGTATTGATTAATCCTTTCAGGTGCAATGTAAAATGTTCTTTAACACCGCTAGCAAAAACAATTAATTCATCACCCAAAATTACTCTGGGGTCTTTACCTTCAATATATAAAAGACCTCTTCTTTTTAAAGTAAAATTACCTATGTTCAACGGGGCAGTATTACTTTTTGGTATAGGAGCGTTTACAAACAAAGTTGAAAAAGAACTAGAGGAGTCTTTGATATTTGGTATGCTTAAATCAATTTCTTTTTGCGGCCCTCTACCAGAAATAAACATTGGGTAAAGACGACTAGCAAATTCGTCATTTATAAAAAATAGTCCAAAATTATTAATTGTTGCGTGAGGTTTAATTGATAAAGAAACAAGCTCTTTAAACTTTGTCCCCTCTACAAATAAGTTATTTTCGGATTGTGATTTTATTAGGCCTCTTGTGTGCAGAGGTATGCCTGAAGAGTCTACAAAAACTCCACCCTCGATAAATAACGGATTAACGCCACTTGCTTTTGGAGGGGAGAACATTGTAAGATTAATCTTATTGTCTAAAAGATTTGGCCCAGTGATAAACAAAGGCACGCCTTGAGGAAAGCCGCCAAATTCATATGCCCCAACATCGTACTCCTCAGTGCCAGGTCCAGATGCGAATGGCCTTGGCATAAGTCTTATGTCAGAAAGAACTGAGTCTATAGTTACTCCGCCGTTTATAGCTCTAGAATTTTTTCTTAATCTAAAGTCTGCTGTAGAAGAGACAGAAATTAAACCGCCAGAAGAATTTATTGATATTGTCTTGGTGGGGTTTTTGAATAGGGATGATGATGCTTGGTCAAACTGAACAGCAAGAACATCTGAAGTGTCTAGGACGCTGAAGTCCGTAGATATATTATTGCGAAAGTCTATAAAGCCATTTCCACCTGAAGAAAAAGAAAAGTCTGACCCATCAGAATCCGCTCCAATGCAATTAAATATTTGAACATCTGCCCCGCCATAAAATCCAGGAAGGGCCGTGTTGTGTACTCTGTAACAAGAATTTTTATGTCCATATGCAGTGCAGTTATGACATTGTATTCCGGGTTTACCTCCGGCCATGTCTGAGCCGCCCAGCTCAAATCCAATATCCTGATGTGTGGTTCCTATTGCAAGGCAATTTTTAAAAATATTTCCGGAGCTTGAAGTCGTTCCAACGCTAGATTTTGCCTTGAAGCAAAAATCGTTTTTTGAAGTTGCCCAACAATTTTCAACCGTCATATTTGACGCTGTGTCTATATCCATATGAAAGCCTCGAGTGCTCCCAAGACCATCAACCTTAGCATGGCTAACAGCTATGGTATTAACTTCTGTGCTGTCTTCTCCTGGATATATAATTGGACCGGTTGTTATGTTGCCGTTGTGAAGTTCTCCTGAAGAGGCAAAAATTCTTGGGTAGCCAGAGGGTGTCGGTGTAGACGACCAACCAGATAAGGTAAATGTACCAAGATTAAAGCCAGAAAAACACTCAGCCCATTGATATGGGTTGACCTTGTCGTCTGCATAATCTTCCCACGCTTGAATCGTGGTAAAATCACCTGTTCCCAGTGGGTGGCTTGAAGCCCTAATTGTTTTTATTCTTGGTCTAGCCAATTTTATCTCCTGTCCTTACGCTGGAGTATCAACTTTTTCCGCTATTCTTGTCAGTTCCCTTTGTATTTCTTCAATAGTAGCGGATTTAACCGGTCCTTCCAGACTATCTAGTCCCGTCACATTTACTTGAACAGCATCAAGTCCGCTTATTTGCATTTGTATGCCATCGCCAAAGCTTGTTGTAAAATTATTCAAAGAATCAGTAAGAGCTGTAATTTTTTCTGATGAAGAAAAATTCGACAAAGCATTTGTTAAAGAAGATATAGACGAACCGTCCCCGCCATCTGCCTGCTGCTTGCTCTCAAAAACTGCAACTAAACGCTCAACTCCACTTGCTGTTCTTTCTGCAACGCCTATAGCTTGAGTTGATTCCTGTGGTGCGGCAACCTGAAACGGAGCATCAATCCCTGGGCTAATTGCTGTAGAGCTTGTTGCTCCTCCAAGACGTATCCCCGCTCCGGGAATTCCGTTATATATATTCGTGCTAGCCAAATCTACTGGTGGAATCGGATTGGGCTTGTCCGGCGTAGATGTGGTTGGAATTTTTTGTGTTTGAACGTTTTGTTTTTGTGTTTCTAACCTGCCTTCTCTATCTGTCAGCCCTTTAAGTTTTGCATTGACAGAATCCAGTCGAGATTCAAAAACGTCCCAGCCATCAGTCTTTTTTAACCCTTCATTAAGAGACCTAGCCTTTTGTTCTATGTCTGAAATATCAATATCGCCTCTTATTATGCTATTTTGTAAGCCTCTGTCGATATTAGCCTCGTCAAGTCTTTGACGCTCATCTAATATTCTTGTGCCTGCAGCGTCTTTTGCTCCACTAAAAATTGATTCAAATGCGGGTGCCATTTTCCCTATCATGTCCGACACATCGCCAAAATCTGTGTCAAAATAATCAGCATCAAAGTCAGTCAGGCTGTTAATGGCGACGGCTAATTTACTAAGCTCTTCAGGACTAAAATCAAGATTTTCCTGCTCACCAACTTGCTTAAATACTCTTTGTGATATTCTTGCTCGCTCATCCCTTCCGGCAATATTGTCTTCAACAGCAATGTTGCTAGCGTTTATTTCTTGGAAAATTTGACTGAGAGCCCTTCGCATTGGGCTGTTTATTGCGGCATCCATTTCCGCTCTAGTTGAGTTCGACAATCCCGGAACATCTGAACCAACACCGTGGCTTCGCGAGCGAATTTTTTTAGCCTCTGCTCCCCCAAATCCAGCACTCGTAATTCTATCAAGCCTGTGTAACTCTTTTGCCGACCTTCTAATTTCGTCAAAGCTAGAGGCGGCGCCTACAACTGCCTCTGCTTCCTTTCTGCCTCCAATTCCCATAGACGCAAGTTGGCCTCTTGTCGTTATTTTGTCTTGAGCCCGAACCTGTTCTTTTTGTGCGGTCTCTTTCTCTGCTTGTACTCGCTCTTGAGCTTGCGCGACTATGGCTTCCCTAATTGACCTTGTTCCTTCTACTATTGCGTTTTTAACTTCAACGTCTGTTGTCTCAATCGTCTTCTCAAAAACCTCTTTTATTTTTTCTGCGGCTTGCCTCTGAACATTCATAGCCTCAAGTATCTTTTTCTCAAGTTCTTTCTCCCCCTTGCCTTTTTCCATACGTTTTTCCACTAAAACATCAATTTGTTTATCAGTTAACTTAGCCGCTGCGCTATTAGGAGGCGCCGCTCGAAGTTCTGCTTTTATCTGTTTCTTAGTTTGACGTTTTATAATTTCGTCAGCGTCAACCATAATTTTTTTCCCATCTCCTTGCTCCGCCTCCTTCTCAAAATCTCTGACTTTTATTCCAGCCCCCGCAAATTCTCTAAGTTGTGCCAGTCCACCTTGCATCATCTGCTCACCCTGAGGACCAAGTCTGGCTATCTCTTGAGGAAGCATGCCTCTTTGAAGCAGGTTAGCCCCTCTCATGCCTGTTGCAAAGTTTTGTCTTTGCTCTTTAGTTCCAAAAGCAATGTCTGTCAGCTTTGATTGAGTATACTCTCTTCTTTTTTGCTCTTCTCCTAGTTGCTTTTGTAAAACCGAAAGTGTTGTAGTTGATTCAGCAAGATTCGAGAGGCCAGCTCTAAGCCTTTGACCCTCTTGGCCTAGAGTATTCAGGCTATTAGTTGCGGCAAGATGTGCGGAGCTTCCAACTTCTAACTCTTTTATATATTCTCTTTGAGCTGCAATCTGTGCTTCATTTGCTTGAATTAAATCACCAAGCTCTTGGGGGTCCATTGGATTATTAAGATTTGCACCATAACCCAAGAAATCCGTTCCAATAATAGCTCGTTGCTCTTCTTCAAATCTTCTCGCTGCTTCCTGTCGAGCTTCCTGGTCTGTTCTTGCGGCTACTGCATTTCCCGCTACATCTCTACCAAACTGTTGTTCAGCGTCATCCAATTGGTTTTGCTTCTGAAGTAATCGCTGCCTAGCTTGAGTGTAGGCCTCTTCAAGGTCATTTCTTTTCTGTAGCATAGAAAGAAGATTCTCTTGAGACTGAACTATTGCGTCACCTATTTCTTGCAATGCTTGCAAAACCTGCGGCCCAACATCACCTCTTATTTTTTCAGCAACAGCTCTAGAATCGCCTATAATTTCATCTCTTGCAGTTCCCTCTCCTTTTTGACGGCCTGTTGTCATTGTTCCTACAGCAGTAACAACCGAATTAGCAATGGTTCCGGTAAAACCCTTTGATTGTAAAGATTTTTTAACTGCATCAACCAACTTAATATCGCTGTCCATTCCTGGGCCAACTGCCTTTGCGGCATCAAATAATACTCCTGGTAATTCTTGAGCAAGCCGGGCTTGTTGTGCTGCCTGTTGTCTTACATTTTCATCACTACTTGCCTGTCTTATTGCCTGTGAAAGCATGGCGGGGTCAACTCTTTCTCCCTCAGCCGCTCTTCCTAATATGTTGCCAGATTGTCTCGTGCCTCCAAAAGTTGCAGAAATATCTCCTCCTAACGCAGCATTAACTATTCCGCTTACCCTGTCTGCAAATTCAGACGTTATGTCTGCGGCCCTAAGTATAGCGTCTCTAAAAGAGTTTATTTCAGAGATAAAGTCTCTTTGTGCGGCAAACGCTTCGGCGGCAGCGGCTTGGGCTTCCCTTAGTCTTCTAGCTACATCAATCTGCCTCTTATATTCTCCCCTTAACTCCTCGTAAGGAACACCCGTCAATCTACTAAGAATCTCAATTGCTTCTCGACCCTTTCCTCCCATCATTGACTCAAAGTCTGAAATGCTCTCTGAGCCCTTTGCCATTTCTCCAGTCATTTTTTGAAGCTCTGGAACTAATCTTTTCATTTCCTGTTCCATTTTTTCCATTTGCTCAAGGTCGCCAGCACTAGCCATATTATCCATAGCTCTATTTACATCGTTAACTATACTTCCAACGACAGAGGACGTAGCTCCTTGGCGTTCCAGTTTTTTCATGTTTTTGTCTATGCTTTCTAAATGTCGAGCCTGCCTTCCCCTGTTTATTGCATCTACAACTTCTTTATTTGACCCGAAAATTCCAGCAACCAGACCGCCTATTGCTCCAACTACACTACCAATTAGCCCACCAAGAAGAGTTCCTATGACAGGTATAAAGCTTCCAATCGCTGCTCCTGCAACAGCGCCTCCAGCCATTCCTGTTCCAGTGGCGCTAATTACTTTGCCTTTTGTAAACTTTGCTTGTGCTGCGTTTTCGTCTGCAGTGTTTTTAGCTCTTTCTGCCGATTCTACGGCTTCTTTCTTTAATTTCTCTCCAAAAGACCTTATTGCTACTCCAGCAGAAGCGAGTGCGCTTACGACTGCTAGGGCGCCTGCGGAAGTTCTAGTCAAAGCTGCTCCAAAGGCTTTAACGTTGCCTCTGACTTTACCCATTCCTAAAGTATTTACGTTTCTATTGCTAAGGGCGCTAAAAGTTCTTCCAAATGACGCTCTGCTAAATCTTTTTCCGCCTGCAGCGCCAGGAAGGCCCTCAAGAAGCTTTTGCGCACCAAGGCTTTCAAAAGCAATCTTAACAGTAAGAAGAGTTCCAAGAAAACCGGTGAGTCCTGACACGAGATTTGAAAAAGTCTTGTTAGTCGTTCCAACGCTTGCGGCAAGCTGTTCTAGAATATTTGGAAGAACAATAGCCGCGGCAGTAAGCTTTTCAAACCCTCGACCAGAATCGCCTCCACTAGCCCTTCCACCGCGTCGAAATTTTTTAACTATTCCGCCAGAAGCAAAGCCTTGAGCTTGACCTTTATTTATTTTGTCTAATGCCCCATAACCAATTCTTTGAGCAGATTTTTTATTTACTACAAATTCGCCAGGAGTAAGAAGTGCGGGAACAGTATCAGAGCCAGATATTCCACCTCCCGAAGCTCTCCTTGCTACTTTCAGGCGATTTTGAATAGAGTCTTTATTGACATTGGCTATATCCCTCCACTTTGTTCGTTTTTGGTTGTTAAATTCTCTTGTGACTTTTGTTCCTTTTAAGCCTGCCTTCATCTCCTGAAGGCTTCTTTTAACTTCTCCTGTTTTTAATTTTTCTGCGCCAGGACCAAACAGCTTGCCCCATGCGCTTCGCTGATTTTTGGTTATTTCAGGAATGTCAAACGCCGCTTTGTCACCTCCCATAGCTGTTCCCGTTAAAGCAGTTAGAACGCCTTCATAAATGAAACCCGCTACTGAGCTAATAACATTGGGGTCTGATTCAGTGGCCGCCTTAGCCGCGGCTATATTATTATCATCTACAGAAACCCCAGCCTTTTTGAAAGTGGCATTCTTTTTTAATTTCGAAACCGCCCTTCCTACTCCACTACTAGCCCCTTTCGCCGCAGCCCTATCGATTTGTGTCCCCATAACTTCTTTCAGGTCCCCTGGAGAAGGAGCGTAGCTCATGAAAGTTTGTTTATTCATGGACCCCTGTAGTCTTGTTGCGGCGCGTTGTCTTGAAGAAAGTTTATGTTTTTTTGCGGTTGACCTTTTCCAGTAATCTATAAAAGCTGGGTTTGTAATATCGAAGCTTTTAATTCCGGGATATCTGATTGCAGTATCAGCTCCGCCTTTAGTTTTTGCCCCATCTCGTAAATGGATTCCTCCGATATGAGTTCGGGGAGTCATGTTAATTGGAAGGCCACCAGGGAATCCTCTAAGGGGAAGTTCGTCTGCGTCTGCCTTTTTCTTTCCTCTTTTCATAGCAGCTCTGTCGTTTGCTCTTTTTTGAGCGACGGTAAGCGGCTTACTTTTTCTGGTCTGACCATAAAGAAGAGCGTGTCCATCGGGTAGGCCTCTGCCTGAAGAAATCTTACCGCCCATTGCTTTCCTGGCTTTAATAGATTTAACGCCAGGAATTTTAGATGCAGCCAAAACATTGGCATCATCATCATCAAGAAATGTTATGTTTCCATATTGTTTTTTAAGACGGTTAAGAACTTGAGCTTTCTTTTGAGACGTATCTCCTGGTCCCGGACTTCCTCCAACACCAATAATGTCTTTTGCGGTGACCCCAATTTTACTCATAAACCCGCTAATGCCCCTCCTAGTGGAACTATCACCGGGTCTAGCTGTGACCACGAATATATCGTGTCCCCTTGACGCTCTTGTTTTTGCCATAGACGCTATTTTTGTAGCTGTTGCACTCTTGACAAAAGACTCCCCTCTTTTGCCTCTAAAATCAACGTATGGGTCTTCGGCGCCCTCTCTGACAACGGCATCGCTAACGGCTAATGTGTCGTCAAAATCAAAAGCGTAAGCGCGCTTTGATTTAGATATTCCTCGTCTTTTTTTGCCACCCCTGTTAAGTCTTTGTAAATTTTCAGCCCCATATTTTTCAACAGAGCTTTTTCTAATAACAAACTCGCCCGGCTCAAGCATAGCAGGAACGGTGTCACCAGTGCCTGTTCCAGGAACAATACCTCCAGTAGCAAATCTTCTCCTTCCGCTTCTTCCGCCCATCGCTCCTGAAGATATAATTTTTTGGTTGGATGAAGATAGACGGTTAATTGGTGGTATTAAAGAGTTTACCGCTGCTGTAAGTTTTGTGATAGCTGTTGTATTAGTTGTTAGGGCTTGCACTTGTTTTGCTGCTGACGCAGCTTGCGCTTGTCCAGTTAACTGTCCTGCGGCCCCTCTCCCGGCACCTCTAGCTCCTCCTCCACCAAGACCGCCCGCGAAACCACTAACAAATTGAGAGCCAAGTTGAAAAGTTTTGAAAGCGGCCAAACCAGCAATTAAGGGAAGAACGGGCTTTATAGCATCTCCAACCTTAATCATTGCTGAGGCGATAGACAGAGCTGTTTTGGCAAAAGCTTGAAATGCAGTGGTCCCAGCTATCTCTCTAAAAAGGGCTAAAAATTGTTCCCTAACTTTTACAGCCTGTACAGCCAAACTCTGTTGAGCTGTTACTGCGTCTTTAGCTAAGGAGCCTTGCCCAGCTATAGCAACATTTAATGCTCTTTGTGCTGTTCCAAATTGTTGAATTAATGGGATTACTTTTGAAACCTGCCTAAATCCACCAAGCTCTTCAATGATTTGCTGGAATCTAGGGTCTGTGGTTTCAAGAGTGCTTAATGCTTTGTTTAGTCTTTTAATAGCTTCAAAAGGACCAACGAAGTTTCCTTGAAGGTTTTGAAGCTCAACTCCAGCCTGTCGCAAGAATTCGATTGTTTTTGGTCTTTGGATTCTTGTGAAGATGGTTCTAAAACCAGTTGCAATTGTTTCCGCACTTTCACGGGTTGTTGCTCTAACGCTAGTAAACAGAGCGAGAAGCTCTTCTAGATTGCCTCCAGCAGCTTGAAACGCACCACCAGCTCTTCTAATAGCAAAAATCAAGTCTTGAGATTCTACAGCGAACTGCCCAGCAAGCGCATTTATTGAACCTAGCTTTCCTCCTAGCTGGTCTGCGGTAACGCCAAACTGACGCATGATAGCAATGGCACCCTCAGCGGTATTTGCCATGTCTTTAAAGGTAGGCGCTAAAGAACTCTGCGCTAGTGTTTTCAGGGCTGTTGTAACGTCTTTGGCAGCCAAGCCTGTTTGCGCCAACGTTCTAGAAACATCTATTAACTCAGATGAAGCAACGCCCATGCCAGAGGCAAGTCTGCTGATTTCCTTTTCTAGGAAACCTAAAGATTGTAAGGTCTTGCCAGTAACCTGAGCAACCTTTACCATTTGCCTTTCAAAGTTTATCGCTTCAGAAACACCAGTTTTTAAAGCTGATGTGAAACTAATTAGAACTCCACCACCAATACTAAATGCGGCAAATCTTTTTGTGGCTAATGCAATCTGGTGACCAAAGTTTTGAGCTGACGTTCCAGCCTCTTTTAAAGACGAAGAGGTTTTGTTGACATTGCTTGATGTTTTAGAGGTAGTGGAATTAAGTTGAGAAAGCGTCTTGTTTGTTTTGGCTACTTGAGCAGAAATGTTATTGAGTGATTTCTGCATGTTCTGCAAGGCCTGTAGGCCAGACTTGCTAACATTAAGATTAACATTAGCGTTGAGTCCGCCTAACTGCCTCTGCAGCCTGCTGACAACCTGCCTAACATTTCCAGGACCCTGCAGTTGAAGCTGGGCGACTATATTAAATTTTTGAGCCATATTATTTTAAAATAAAAAAGTAAAAAAACACTAAAAATAATAGTATTTATGCCCGTCAATTATAGCCACTATCCATTTAAACCGCTTCTTGTTCTGTCTTTTCCGAATCAGATTTTTTGGGCCTGCCTCTTCTTTTTGTTGTCTTTTTGGGTGCTTCTTTTAGTTGGGGGTTTTCTTTGCTAAAAACTTCATTTCCGTCTTCATCAAGGAATGGTGAAAATGCCACGATAGGATTGCCCTCTTCGTCAACTCTTTCTCCGTCTATGTTTACATACTCGCCATCTTCATTAACAAACCTTCCCTCTGAGTCGATGAGCTTTCCATCAAAATCAATAAGTTGCCCTTCACTATTGACTAGCCTGTTCTCATCGTCCGTAAATTCGTACTCGTTCAGGAATTTATTCTCAGGAAGATTTTTTTCATAGTTTTTATCAAGTCCATAGTAAATACCGGCAAAAACTTCAGCCGCTTTTACCGCGACACCGTCTTCTGACGACAAATATTTATCTATGTTTTCATAAACTGGTTCTCCAGTATCATTATACACCAAACATCCTACTAACAATGCATTAAATCTTGCGTTTTCAGCTTGTCCTTGAGCGGTGTTGACGTCTAAAGAGTTTTTCTCGGCTATTAATCCTTGAAGCGCCATTCTAAGCGTTCTTATTTCAAGGGCAACTTTTTTTGCCTCTGAAAGTTTAATTCCTCCGGCTTTTAAACTTTTTGATTTGTTAGATATTTCTTCAACCAATCGGTTTTGTGTCTTTTCTTTTTGTTCGTCCCATATTCCTTGACTAATCATGTATTGTTCTAGTTTTTCTCTTAATAGAGCGCCAGAAGAAAGGGCCTTACTAAACACCCTATTATACTCCATGGTAGCGTCTTCATTATTTTGAAAAGTGGGTTGAAGGATAGCGTATTTTTCATCTTTTCCGTCAACAGAAAAAGTTGTTTTTTTATTTTTTGCCATAATAAAATTCTCCTCTATTTTATGTAAGGTGAGTGTTCATTGTAAGTGTATATCTGTCCCAACTGACAGAATAGTTTCCAATCTCATTGACAGCGGCTCTTAGTTGTGTATTACCGTTGTCTAATATTTCTGCTCTAATTTCATCCCAAACCTCTCGCATCTCAATTTCATCCTGAGTAAGTTCCTCTTCACTTTTTCCGTGACCCCACAGAAATCCAAAATGATTTTCACAAGAGGATATGGCCCCTATAAAAGAGGTTTTCATTTTTGTTGATACGATATTGGAGAGCCTCTTTTTTGAGCGCTCTTCGTACTCTTTAGATTTTGCCTCTTTCTGTTTATGTGCAGCGCTTGCTATTTGATAATGCGAAAGAGTTTCTTTTTTATTGTCTCCCATGTTTTTATTCCTTTTTTTAATTTTGTTCTACTTTCTGGCGTGTTGTGCGAAAGAGTCCATGGCCTGTCTTCTTAGTTCCAATTGAGCGTCTAGGGTATGCTCAACAGAAACTCCTTTTTTACTCTTGTCTATCTGCTTCTGTCTATTTTTGATTATAGCTTTTGAATCGCCGGTATTCATAGCATATATTTTCGCCGCATCCTGTTGATTATCAGCGAACAAATAAACTTCATCCCCCTTCTGCGCAGCTTTGTTATTTGCATACTGCTCCTTCTTTTCTTTTTCTCTTTTCTTGTGTTGGAAAATCAACCAGCCGTCAAGCAAATCATCGTCCTGGATTACCTCATCGGCGGGACAATCTGGGCTTTCATGGATGCTGTCGTATATTCTTGACCAAGATATTATCATTCTTTGCTCGTCTGATAAAGAAGATGCCGGGATACCAAACACGCCAATTTCGCTTTTTGCACAATTCCATATATTGGTCCAAGGGTCTTTTCTTGAAAGCTCCCTAATTTTATCTTCGTCTATGATTTGAGAGCTATATGAGTTAAATAAACTTTGAATTAATACAGATTCAGCCTTGTCATAATCATTATTTTTCCATATCAAATTTTCATCTAGGTCTCTAGCAGAGGAACAAATCCTATAAGTATGTTTGTAATTATCGGCCATACCCTCAGCGGTTTGCTGACGAAATACATTTCTAGCCATAGTCAAATTAATAATCTCTTTTTTGATTTTTTTTATCCTAGCTTTTAAATTATCTCTGCTCTTAAAAGAAATAAACGCAGTATAAAGTTGCAGTTTTGATTCTTCCATAATTCCTGGAATTGCTTTTATCCTGTTTTCATTTTCTTCACTCCATAAACCATCTTCTATCATTTTTTGAATCATTTCGCTCTCAGATATCACCCCTTTTGAAATCGCTTCAAATAACTTTTCATTGTATATCTGTTCAGATATATACTTATTTCTAGGAGTAAGGTTGTCTATAACGTAAGTTACTCCGTGTATTTTACAAAAAGTTACGCCGCTAAGAATTTTGCTTACAAGGCGATTTCTTTCATTCCTATCCATTTTGTCCTTCTAATTCATTAATGCGTTTTTTTAATTCAGCATTTTCTGAAGTGAGGTGGGTGGCTTGAACCTGCATGGCAGCAATTATTTCTGAGTAATATTTTTCAGTTACTTGCTTTATACCTGAATTTTCAATAACCAAACGTCCAATAATTTGACAAACTGAGTCGTATGAAATTTCATTTTGAGAGTTAGAGTCTTTTTTTTCGGAAGAGAAATCCGATGTAGAATTTTCCATATTATTTTAATCCTTCTTTTGTATCCAAAAAATATAAAGGGGAGAGGGGTAAGCCCCTCCCCTTTTTTAACTAAATTAAACGCTTGCGTGAGCTGTTCCAGCGTCGCCGTGTCTACCATCCCTAAGGGTAAACTTGCTTGTTTGAAAGTGCTCTTTAATACCTTGATAGTATGCGGTAGTCGCCGCAGTATCGGAACCATTGGAGCCGGTGTTCCTATCTTTATCTCCAGTAGCACCACTATAAGCAACAGCCAACGGGTCTTGTGGATGGAAGACTGTGAAGTCATTAAAGTTTTGATAACTGTAAGTGATTTCTTCATTTCCACCACCAGCGTCACCTCCGGTAACATTAACTGAGGACAACTTGTTTTTCTTGCCCATGTCAACCAACAGACCCTCTCGAAGATGCAATCTAATAGTCTCATTTTGAATATTAGATGTGTTTGACGGGTCAATGAAGCCTTCTTCAGTAACGTTAATTAAGTCGCCAGAAGTTGAAATACACGTAATTTCGCAAGTTGCTTCCGTGGGGAACGGAACGAACCTGTGATATCGACCTCTTCGGCCTAACTCAAAAATATCTTCTCTTCCGAAGTCGGTAGAGCATGTGATACTTTGAACGTGAACTTTAAAGCTTCCGTTGTCTCTTTCAACAGTACCGCTAGTGCTAACACCAGGAATCTGCCTGGGAAGAACCGTACCCAGTCCAGAAACAGCGCCGTTAACATCACGATACCCTCTTGTGTGCCTGTCGCCTCCTGCGGTGTCATTTCCAGGATAAACGTATAGAACATCCTCTCTTCTGTTTACACCGCCTGAACCCTGGGTGAATGCTAACGGGTCCTCTTCTCGAGTGATAAAGTCTGTCGCAGACCATAAGGCCATAGCAGGCACGCCATTGGCGATTTCGGTTGCATGAAAAACTTTATCTTGGCCAACCAAAGAAACACTCTCTGTGGCGTAACCGTCGATACCAACAGTGTAGCTAACAGAATTCACAAACATTCCAGACATCATAACTGAAATTTCTGGCTGGTCTTTGTACCAAGCAGCGCCATCAGAGCCGCCATTGTCAATAACGTTTGCGGCAATCTCGCTTGTATCTTTATAAATATTTAAAGCAAAATCGCACTGAGCTTTAGAACGACCAATCAAAGTGGCTGCAGTAGCCTTGTTGTCTGCGTCGGTGGTTGATAGCTCTCCGTCTCCATTAATAGATGTCGCCAAAACGTAAGCTGGGCAGTATCCATCAAGAACTTTCTCAATATCTACGGAGATATCAGGAATACCTTCAATATTTTCATAGATTTGAAGCATTCCAAGTTCAAATGTTTGCTCCAAATTAAAAGTGGTTGTAATGCCAACAGACTGAAGTCCATGAAGCTGCCTGAATTTACCCTTATCGGCTTGGGCAATGTCAGTAGGGTCATTGACACCCTTGACTTGGGCAGAGCCAACTGGACCCATTCCGGCCTTTTTTGCGGCATAAAAAATTCTTTTGTTTGCCATTATTTTTCTCTCCTGTTTCTATATAGAATCTCTGCTTGCTACCCAGAGACTAGCGCTAGTTAACATATTATACACCAAATTTATATATCGGACGATATTAATGAAAAAGTTGCCCTTACTGTGCTTCTGTGAAGCCAGCTATTTACTGGCGGCATATCTGTGCATTCCATCTTGTCAATTCTGGCTTGATTATACCTAAAGCCCCCTTCTCCAGTTGGAGATATTAAGTCTGGATACATTTTAGCATTTTTGACTGGATATCCTAGCCTATTCAGTTGAAGTGGGTACTTTTTGTTTTCTTTCATCATAGCTCTATTGATAAGATATATAATTTTCTCATTTTGATTCAAAAGTATGTCTCTTAAATTGTTTTTCTCAAACTCATTATCAGAGAATATATGGAATAAAATATCGTTATAAACTATCTGCCCCCCGCCAATAGCCCATCCTTGATTTTTGCCTCCTTTGGATAATTCTAACGCAACAACAGGCAGTTGAAGCCTTCTCTTGCCAAGTTGGTTTCTTGAGCCAGAACTAGAAATTAAATAAGAATCTAAATCCTCAATATCATAAGAGTCATACATAAGCTCTTGAACAAATTTTTCGGATGCTAAAGTTATGCCTACGGTTCTATGGCTAAAATTAGCCTCTACTCTTCTTCTTATTGGGACAGGGTAGTCAAATAATATTCTTCCATTTGGATAGTCAACATAGTGAGAGTACGTTGCATCGCCAGAACCATAAAAATAACCATCTACCCAAACTCCACTTACATGTATTGGTTTTGTGTCGTTGTATGTAAATCCAGACTCCCAAACCCAATCATTTCTAAATCCTTCCCAAACTTGTCCTTGCTCATAGTTTGGGTCATCAGACATCCTAAGTCTATATCTAGAACTTGAGTCGGAAAATGAGCCTGAAGCTGCGGGGCTTCTAGATATATTTTGAAATGCACCTACTTGTAAAAAAGACCAAGATAAAAAATCTTGAACTCCTAGCAAGAGATTGTTGCTAATATTATCTTTCTGGATAGATGTAACGCCTTTAAATTTTGCGGGGTCTTGAATAAATGCCATTTTTATCCCCTTCCACCTAAGGCAGAAATAAAAAGTTGTGTTAAGTCGTTCTGCAATTGAGGAAGAACAGAATCAATAGCCCGAGTAATAAAGTTATTGTCCTCTGAGCCAGAGTGTTCTGGCGGAACCCTCCATCCACGACCCTTAACCATTATTTTGTCTCCTGTTCGGGACCTTTTTGGAAATCCAGCTTTAACTTCGAAGCTTCTAATAATAACAGCATCGCCTAAAGTTAATAACCATTTAAGCCAAGGTAAGCTTTGACCTTTTTCTGTTTCTTGAAGCCCATCTTCTGAGCCCGATGTTACAGTTTGAAGGTCTGAAGGAGCTGCTTCAATTGTAAATTTAGCCACTATTTTGTCTCCAGATATTCTTGGGCTTTCTACTTTTAATTTTACAATATTAGATACGGCTGATGCTATTCCATCAGGGTTTACAGATTCTAAACCAAACTCCTCTCTTAAATTTCCGCTTTGCAAAGAGTCCATTGTTGAAGATTGCAAAATAGCGTTATACACTTGATTTTTAACTTCCATTTTTATTTTGTCAGTGCTTTTATTAAAGTTTTTTTTCATGTGTTTTTGAATAGCCATAAGTATATCTTTTTTAACTTTATCTTCATTAACCATTTTTAGAGAAAAGTTTAAAGAATTAGACATATTATCCTCCAGCAACCCGGCTAAGCATCTGAGCGAAATACCTGTCTTGAGTTATACCCCAAGGAACAGCTTCTCCACTTCTTTCGCATATCCATTTTCTGTATGGAGACAGATTTTTATTTAAAAGTATTCTGTCACATTTTTCGAGTTTAGGTAAATTATAAATGTATCCTATAACCATAACAGAAGAATCTGGGTTTTCAACAGGGCCAAAAACAGACCAGTCTTTTTGACTCCAATAAACTCTAAGCCTTAAATCTTCTTTTACTGCTCTACTGCTTTTACCCTCTCCTCCACACCAAGGACAAATCGTGTGATTTTGAAATGGAACAGGGCCTCCTTCTTTGTATATGTTTGATGACTTTTTCTGTCTTGGACTATATATACAATTAGGGCATATTGAGTTTTTAGTAGACGGATAGATTAACTGACAGTCTTGTCCTGTAGGTCCGTCTATTAATAAATCAGCCATTGTCTCGTGGCTAGAAAAAATAGAACCAGGAATTTCAAACGATGGAGGCGCGCCATAAACTATTTCAACAACAGAAGCTTTTTCTACAGCGCCAATATCATATGCATCTCCTTGAGGCCTAGATGTTCCCAAAATATCTGACGTAACATCGGCGATAGTTTTACCAAAATCTAAAACAACTGAATTTTTAGCCAAAGAAAAAATATTGCTTTCTGCGTCAGCGAATACATTTTGCGCTCTTTCTTGCAGTTGATGATTTGTCCCTCCAAAGTCATCAGCGCTGGAATCACTGCTTACATTATAATTAAAGGTTTTAGTTCCTGTATGAAAAGCTATTTGGCTGTAACAAAAAGTAATTGAGTTTCCACCACTATCAACCGCGCCAATAACAATATTATTTTCAACTGTAATATTAAGAGTGCATGAAGCTACATTAGCAAATCTAATTCCAAAATTATTTAAAGTGCCTTGGTCTCTTACATAAATAGAGTTATGATATATGAACATATTTGTTGTGCCGCCAGAAGCATCGGTGCCATATGCATATATTGCTGTGGGAGTCGTGTTTGCGGAGCCATCAATAACTATTATATTATTAGTTACATAATTTGAGCTTGATACTCCAGTTGAACTTTGACCTATGAATATACCATATTGAAATGTGCCATGAACCAAGCAGTTGTCTACCCTGCAGTCTCTAGAAGTTCCTGAAGCTAAAAAATTAATTGCCTTTTCACTGTTACTGCTTCCACTTACTCTTATTCCGTCTATTCTGGTGTAAGGCACCCCTACTGATATGGGGGTAGATGCGGATATATAAGCGCCAGATGAAAAATCAATACCATGACCTTCTTTATTGGCGGCATAAATTTTTGGATAGTCGTTAGAGTCTGGGGTAGACGACCATCCAGAAAGAGTCACAGACCCTAAGTTTCCGCCAGTGTAGCACTCAGCCCATTGGTCTGCGCTAGACTGTCCATCTGCAAAATCTTCCCATAAAGCTAATGTCGTAAAATCTCCGCCGCCTGCGGGTTTTATGGTTTTTACTGTAGGCATTTAACTATCCATTTGAGTCTGATTGAATTTGCCTTTTTGATTTAACAAACCTGTCGTTCAGTTCATCAACTTGAACTTGAGCGTCAATGCTATCTGTATTGTCTCTTTTCTTAAAGTTGATACCACCGCTATTAACTATAATTCCAGCTTGAGTTCTACGATTAGCGGTAATGATTTCATGTAAAACGTCATCTCCTGTAATCGCTGCTTCATCTGTGGCTTCTTCTTCGCCTCCTCCTCCTCCTCCTCCCCCTCCTCCAGAAGAGGTAAACGGAACATTATCGGTTCCCATATAGGCGTTAGGATAAAAGAAATTAGTTATTCCTGCCGCACTTGCTTGAAATTGATTATCTCCATAGGCTGGGCTACTAGTTTCAGTCAAGCCATTTGCGTTTAAAACATCCCTGTATGCCCCATTTGTATCGGCAGAACTGCCAACGTATGGCCCACCCATTGGATAATATGCTAGCATTTTTCCAGGCCGAACAAAAAGAGGAGAAGCCCCATTATAAAGACTTGTTCTTTCGCCGGCAGTAAGAACTGTGGACCATCCCGCCCACTCAGCTATCTCTCCGTCAAAATAATAACCTGTACCTGGATTGGCGGGGAAGGCTAGTCCAATTTTAAAATCAAGGCCAGAGGTGCTGTGGTCAGAGGTTTTATTACTGGTGTTTGTTTTTACTATGGAGTTGTCTACATAAAGATTTCTTGAGCCATATTGAAAATCAGCAACAATGTGATACCAAGTTATGCTATTGTCGGCTATAATAACGTCGGTTGTTGTTTGATAGCTGGCGTGGTAACGTAACCTCATTTTACCGTTAGTAATCATAAAAACGCCTAATCTTCCTTGGCCACTAGAGCCGTCATACTGCTCCCAAACACCCCCATTCTGTCTGCCGTGTGGTTTAATCCAACACGACACAGTAAAGGTATAGTTAGTATTGCTAAACGAAGAGTCATTTAAAATATTAACATTCTCTTTGCCAATACAATCATCTGTTCCGTCAAATATAATGCTCATTACGTCTCCTCGTATAAGGATACGGATGCAACGTAAACGTCTCCACTGACTCCGTCTCCACTAACATCTCTCAAAATTCCTAGTCTGACTATATCTCCTGCGGCTACGCTGTCTTTTGCTGATAGCGTAAACGTAAGGATGTCTAGGTCTCCGGCTGTCCCAGGAACTGTTTTCGTGCTGGCGGTTGCGCCAAAATCAAAGTCCTGGGCGGCATCCAAGTCTAAAGAATCTCCATCCGTAATGGCCTCAAGTAAACATGCGAATGCAACGTCTCCACTGGTTGCGGAGGCGGTATAGTAAGCTATGTCGCATTTCAATGTTCCGCTTCCGGTATATTCAGCAGGCATAAAAAACATGCCCGTAGATGCACTTTCGTCGACAGAATCATCAAAAGCCAGACCAACTCTTGAAAAAGGGCTGATGCCATGATTAACATAAGTTGGACCCGTAGTGGATGCTGCTGGTCCAAGCGCAGTAGATGGGAAATTTAATGTAAAGTTTCTAGCCATTATTCAATCCCCTTTGCTGTTCGAATTACTACTTGTGGGTCAGCGGCTAGCCACGCATCAAGATTTAGCTCCATTGCAGAAACCTCGTCTTCAGTGGTGGCAGCATCAACATTGTCTTGAGCAGCATAAAGCAAGTCTTGCCCTTGGTCAATCCAACCGGCGAGCTGAGAGACATAAGTCACTCTTGCCGTATTTCCGGCCGCGATTGCCAATTGAAGGATGAGCAGAAGACTGAGCTTCTCGTCATCCGTGTACTTGCTTCTAATAGCTTCGCCAAGGTCTTCCTTAAATTGGTCTTTTTTATCAGACTTAACCTGAGATAGCCACTCAGCGTCGGCAGATGCTCTTTCAGAGGCGCTTTTTAAAATAATTGAATTCCCATATACTTTCCAGTGTCGTTTAGGAGAGTCAGGAATATTAGGATTTATAAGCCATTCATCAAGGCTATATTCTGGAGTATTTACACTCTCAATAACCTCAAGGGTTTTTTTATTTACTACTGTCGCCATTTTATGTACTCCAGCTATCTAATGGTTCAACTTTTCTTGAAAGAAATTCTTGTATGTCTGTGGTTTGGTCTCTTCTAAGTGCTGTAGCTGCATGCAAAATAGGGTTAGGGGTAAGTATATCCCTGTGCTCCTTTATTCCTCTCTCATGTGGCTCTCTCTTATCTATGCCCCTCTCTTCAATATAAACAACTAAATCATCTGCGGCTAGAAAATTAGCCTCTACTTCTGGGTCAAAAACATCGTCTGTTTCGCTATGAGGCAAATTGTCAAAATCAAAATGAAGGACACTTCTGTTTGTCATTACTGTTTGAAATACTGGCTCTCCATCTGGCCCAACGATTTGCGCTCCATTATCATCTTCAATTGGTTCTGTTACAATCTCACAAAAAGGAAAATCGACGGTTGGATTAGGTTCACCCCATTCTTTTTTCTTATTAAGTATAGCAAGAGCAAGGGCGGCAGACTGAAGCTCTAGTTCAGAAGCGTTGTTTCCGGGCCAAGTCACCACTTGATGAACTTTCAATTCTTGACTTCCCCACCTACCTCCAGCAGCCCTGCAAGTAATTACATCTCCCCTTCTTTTGACGCCTTTTTCCCCTTGACGCCTAACAGAAACCATAAGTTCTATTTCATTAGGCACTGTATCTGTCTCCGTTGTTTTCTATAAATCTGTTGTCAAGTTCGTCTATGGCATTTTGAGCCTCTGGCAAATCTTCTCCTCTTCTACCGTCAAAATAAATCCCGCCATTACTCATTTTCATTCCCGCTTGAATTCTCCTATTCGCTGAAATAACTTCTGTGACTACATCAGCTCCTGTCAATGCTATTTCTGACATTGTTTTAAACCTCCAAAAGACTATTTTTTATTTGATTTTTATTATATTCAAATTCTATAATAATTTCTTCCTCTGTTTTTTGTGAAATATATTTTTGAATATCTATTTCTCTAAAAAAATAAGGCTCAACGTAACAGTCATCTCTTATAACGTCTTTTTTTAAGGTTGGGTCTTCTATTGACTCAATGTTAAAATATTTGTATGACCTAGTTTTGGTTACCTCTTTTGAGCAAATCAAATCTCCTCGATAGTTTACAAAATCTACCGTTTCGACTTGCTTATATGGAGTTATACGTGCATCGACGGTACCTGTTTTTTTTATTTCTTCCCTGAGTTGTAATTCTAATTCATCGTCAATCCAAGGGACCACCTGATGAACTCTTGTCTCCATGGAGCCCCAGTCAGCAAAACCCTCTAATTTAATACATATGACATCTCCCGGCCTCTTGTCATACGCTCTCGAATTTTTTGTTCTAATTAAGGCTTCTAACATTTATTCGTACCAAATGGTTACCCAACCTCTATTGTAACTAGTTGAATCAAAGTCAGTAGAATCAAAACTTCCGCCCGTTTTTCTGATAAGCACAACTTTTTTATTTGTAATTCCAGAAACAGCAACATCAACTGCTGTCATGTGCGTCCCGCTTTTTGAGTGATTGTCTCCAAAATACACTGTGTCCGCATCATTCCTAATTGTAAACGCAGTGTTTCTCGTGCCCTTCCAAGTGTCAGAATATTCAAGCTCGTGATTTACTTTAACAAATCCAGTGCTGTCCATATTCCAATCGCCAATCTCGACAGTATTTCTTCTAAGCCCGTAATCGTCAAATCTAGACTGATAATCTCCGGAGGCCCTGACCGCGAAATCAAGTTCAGTAATAGTCGATGTAACATTTACATCAATTCTTTGTGTATCTCCAAGCTTGTTTACTGAAACAACACCGTCATTATTGTTGTATCCATCGCTTGTTTTTATTTTTTTTATCGGCATAATATTTCTCCGTTAATGTCTATCTATAGCTTCGCGTGCTTGATGTATCGCCGTACACAGCGTTTCTGTGAGGGCCAATAATAGCTTCGCCCGCATTACTATTTCCTAGCCTAAACTCTAACTCAGCTTGTTCATATTTATCACAAGCTTCCTTCATCATCTCTCTTTTAGCCGCAACCATACCTCTTGGGTCAATAGATGAAGGCCCATCTTTGATAACTATACCTTGATTTGTAGCGGCTCTATACTCTCCCCCAGCTAAAAGACAAGACGCTTTAAGCAGGACTAGATTTATAAAGCCATTATCTCTCTCTCCTACAGTGGGGTCAGGAGATATTCCGCTGTTTGCAATGTCTACAACGTAATCTTTTGGAAAATCAACAACTCCTTTTGTTAATTGAGCCGAGGTAACTAACAGGCTGCAAAGTCTTTCGTCGGTAAATTCTCTTCTTGTTTCGTCTACGTCATTAATAACGTATCTTAGCAAGGATGTCATTTCGGGCTTCCATTTGGCAACGGAGTCGCTATACGATTTTCCAGCATATGTATAAGACATCTTAAAACTCCTGTTTTTGGCAATAAGTCGCTGTTCTGCTATATTATACACCAAATTGACATAAAAAAAGCTGGCCCCAAAATGGAGCCAGCCCTTTTGTTTTTAGCTAAAAAGCTAGGGTTTACAGCGAGCCAACGATAACGCGACGGTTATCAAGCACAGCAAAGCCGTGCTCAGCAAAGCCATAAAAACCAGCTCTACGCTGACGGTGAAGATTTTCATCTTCAAATACCTGGACGTTTTCTCTCACCGGTCGAACGAAAGAATCATTCGTGCTGAGGTCAAGGCCAACAACAAGCTCAACATCAGAAGCCTGAAGACTTCCGCTAAGCTCGCTCTTGAAGAAGTTTTGATACTCCTGGCCAACGCCAAGCTCGTCAATATCCTGAATATTCACCGAGAAGATACGCGTGATGGCGGCAGAGCCGTCCTCTGACGTATAAATCTCTCTACGGGTAACATCGTCAACTTGGTCAACGCCCCAGTTGCGAATATCCTCGATAGCCTCTGGCGAAACATACAAGTCGGTAAGTTTGCCACGATTAATGCTGCTGGAATTACCACCACCATTACGTCGCATAACAGTCTTCAGAAGCGAAACAAGTCGCTTAGTGAATTGACCTGCTGCTGCATCAGCATCATAAACCAAAATATTTCGGTCAACGCCAGCGGCCAAAATCGTGTGCCAAGCGTCATCGTTTGTCTTCTTGACAAAGCTAGACTGAAGAACCTGCAAGGCTCTGCCCACGATGTCCCAGCGAGCGTCTCTGGCATATCTGAGTGTCCAGTCAATGCTAGAGGCAATCTCGAATGTTGGAACCATGACATAATCGCCTTCCACATAACGCTCGGGAATACGACCGTGATTTGGAATACTATATGCAACAAAATCTTTTTCAGTTCCGGGTGCCAAGAAATCCAAGGGAAATTCTGGGCTAGCTCCGGGAGCCAAAGAAATAGTCTCGTAGATACCTGCTGTGATATCTCCGCTCATAACGCCTTGACGTAGCGGCTCTTGAAGCGCAACAGCAAGCTGATGCGAAGCCTCGAGCGACTCAGCTCGATTAGCGGAACCGCTTCTTTTCAGAAGGTCGGTCATTTCTGGCGTAGGAGCGCTAATAACATTTTTATTCATTTTAGTTCTCCTATCTATTTGGGTAAGTGTTTGCATCTGCTTGTGGCAGATTTACAGAAATTTTCGCATAACCGTCTTCGTCTTTGAGGCTATCAAACTGACCAATTGCCAATCCACCTGCATAATTCTTACGATTAATCAATGGACCACTGTTGGTATTAGTGATAAATCCGCTAGGACCAACAAAAGCAATCTGTCCCTTTGTGGGCGTGATGCCTGGGTCAATCCGGTTAGTAACAACGGTCCCCTTCTTAAGAAGGGTTACTTTGCCGCCTTTTTGCATCTCATTCTTGTGGAAATTGATGTGCTGACGAGTTTGGTCAATGTTGACCATATCGTTAAGCAAGATACCAATGGGAACTTGCCCGGACTGAGCTGCTGCGTATGTAACTAACGCTGCTGACTGGTCAAGTGCAGCACCAGAGCCCGCCGTGCTGAGAGTAACGACACCACCTCTTTCGGCCACTTCATTCATGAAGAAGTCGATAGTGGTTTCGAACTCGTATCGGTCGCCTTTAAGTGCCATAGTTTATTTCTCCTTTACGACTCTTTTTCGTTATTATTGCCACCTAAAACTTCAGTAAAATACTGATTGAGGCTGGCAATAACCTCGCCAGACTCATCTTCGCTGCTTACAGCCAAAGCTGCAGCATCCTCTGCTTCAGCATCGTGCAAAATTTCTGCGTCTGCTGCTTCATCAGCGGCTTCTGCGGCGTCTTCTGCATCATGCTCTTCGGCTTTTTCAGCATATTTCTTTTTCATCATGCTTTTAGCCTTTTTCTTCTCATCGTCCTTGTCTTTGTGAAAAGGATAATGAGGGGCTTCGGTCTTCTCGTCTTTCTTCTTCTTCTTTTCCTCATCGTCGTCATGCATAGGCTTGTGAGGAGCTTCAGTAAGTTTCAGAACAAGAGTTTCAAACTGTTCGTCGGTAATCCCGGCAAAAGTTTCAACTAATTCCTCAGACTCTTCCTTGTCAATGCCCTTATCTACAAGGGCGCTAACACGACTAGTCTTGAGATTTTCAGCTTCGATAGAATTAAGCTTTTCAGTTAATTCAGTGATTTTGATTTCACTTTCGGCCTTAACGGCATCAAGCTCAGCAAAACTTTTCTTGGAAGCTTCTAAAACTTCATTAGCCGCTTCAAGTTTAGAACCAAGCTCTGCAATCTCCGCGTCTTTGTCAGCGCAAGCTTTCTCGAACGCAGAAATTTGAGCTTGAACTTTCTCTTCGTCCAATTCTCTGAGTCTAGCCTCAAGAGTTTCCACCTGAGCCTGTAAAGAGCGGACTTGCTCATTGTTATCTGACATTGAGCTTTCTCCTTTATTACTACTAGTTACTAGTAAATTGATTTTTGGTCTTGCGTCGGCAAGCCCTGTAAAAATCACACTGTCTTGTTCTTTAAAAATAATTGATTCGGGGTTACCTGGATTTTTAACCAAGCCTTTTCCGCTGAAGGTCATATTGCGCATCAAGCGCCCAACTTTATTGCCCTCATATTCTCCAGCACCACCATAAGAACGAAGGTGTTTGCTGAGAAAAGCAGTGTCTTCATTTCTGGAAACAATGCTTTCAACCCCTTTCGGAGAAACAACGGCGTAGTCAAAGTTAGAAAATAAAGCCTCCATTGAAACATACCATTTGCCCTCAGAAATTTCTTGCAAAAGTTCTTTAGTCTGAAAAGTCAACTTTTCATCACGACTTGATATGTGTTTATATATAACAGCGCTTGTAAGTATATGAAATTTTTCGGGTAGCGAATCAACATCGGAGTCATTTTTAACTAGCTCATAATTTTCATCAACTATAGCGTTGCCTGTTATATGCCCAATAATATTATTCGGGTCATGACCTTTATTAAATGGTTTGTCTTCTGGCGTATTTCTAGCTGACCACATTTCTTGACGGTCAAAAACATCGTCGTTTTTATTCCAGCCTGTAGTCGATAATATAGAATAAATATAATGCAAATCAAACTGCTCTTTATCAGAAGCAATTGACTGTTCTATAGGCTTGGTTTTTTTTGCCTTAACAACTTCTTTAACTGAAGAGAGAACATTTTCATCTAATAAGATGGGGCAATATGCAGCTATAGCGCAGTTCTCTTTGGCTCTTATAGCCTCAGACAACCCAGCTTCAGCCTCTGCTTTATATATTGGGATATCCCTGTACATATTGAAAATATCTCTCCTGGTTTGGTCAAATAAATATACACCATTATTTTTAAATGATGCTAATTAGTTATTTATTTTGCGCATATGCAGTATGTAGCCGCCTGTATATTTCTAATTTCTTCTATAGTGGGCTGCCTATTTACGTTTTTTATATGAGAGGAAAGTAGAGCGCTATAGCAGTGTGAAAACATATTTGGCAATGTGGGGTGCTTCGACAATATGCTAGAAATTAAAGACTCGGTGATGGGTGTTTTCTGCGGTAAATTCGCTAGTATTCTGAACTTTGTCTGTTCTACATCTACGCATTGCTTTGCAGATAACCCCCTCATGTTTTTCTTGTCATAGTGCTTTAATATACCTGGAAGTATTATGGATGAAATTTCAGATTGAGCAGATTTTGCCCAAGACATTCCGTTTAAAAACGACCCAATGTCCGACGCTATTTGCTCTGAAGACCTAAGATTGAATTGTCTGTCTCTGTTTATTCCCGGAGCGTCTTTTGAGTTTATAGGTCTGCCTTCTCCGGGCCTCCCTGTTTTTGTGTCATTATTAGGAATTGACAAAGTGTCTGGGTCTGAGTTTTGCGGATTTTCTTTCTTGTTCGAGTCTTGCTCTAATTCAACACCAGCCTCTTCAGGGCTTATTATTCCTTTTGAAAGAGCTATTTTTATTAAGTCGTGAATTTTGTCTTTGTCATAAGGCCCTGTTTTTGCCTCTCTTTTTCCTGAAATTCTTTCTCTGCTTTCCCTCTTCTTTCTAGACTTTTCTATTTCTGGCACAGCCCCAAACATTTCAACAACAAGCTCTTCACTGACTAGATTTCTGTCTAATAATTGTATTAACAATGCTTTTTCAGCGGACTCATCCTTTAAAATCATGTTGTCAAAAACTACAGACGGAGCCTTGTTCCAACCCATTGCTTGCCTAAGTATTTCAAGTTCTGCCTGCCAAAATTTAGTCGCCTGCTGCCTTCCGTACTGAAGTCTTTGAACTAATGTTTGTAGTGATATAAAATTATTGCTTGCGCCTCCAACTCTTGAAGAACCCGTCAGCGTTGGGGGAACACCTAGTCCACTAAAAATACTATCTAATATAGGTTCGTATTTGGTTGAGCCAAGAAAATTATGAACAGATGTAGTCACTTCTTCAAAAGAAAGTTCTGGTCCCCATATCAAGTCAAAAGCACCTCCTCCTGGGTTGCTGAGAAGTATGTCCGCTAGTTTTTGTATGGCTGCGTCTGTTGGTAAAATGCCTTTATCTAAGTCGCCCAATCTCCACACTCTAATTTGAGATATAGCTCCATCTAACGCAGCTAAATCTGCTAGCTTCATTTTTTCTAAAACCATCAGGTCATCTAATATACACTCCAGCATGGGAGAGGCCCATAAGTCCCAGTCATCTTTCTTGTAGGTTGAATGAGTTATTTTGGAGTTATCTAAAGGAAGAATCTTTGCCCCACTCCTTACGGCTTTTAAAAGCTCTTCAGGTATTTTTTCAACTAAAGCCTTCTCTAATTCATTTTTAGGGGAGTTAATTTTTGTTCTTAAACTGCCTGTTATTTTCAAGCCAAATTTCTGTTCGCCAGCAAATTGAGCTAGTTCACCACCGGCTATTTCAAGCGTCATCGGATTCAAAAAAGAATATCCGCAGGGTATAACTCTTTTTCTTGGAATTGGAGATTTTTTTGGCGTATGCGTGGGCTCTAAGTAAACGGTTTCACTGGCCATAGCCATTTTTCTCTCATCAGTTAATGAAATTTTGCACATCTGTCTTTGCGCAACAACTGTCCCAATTCTGTATAGATAATTTAGGAATCTTTCAGTGACCTGCTCTCCATCAACTTTATGCGTAAACCACTTTTCAGAAAATTTCTGTATTCTTTTATTTTCGTGAACAAGACGAACGCCCTGTGAACCAAAATCAGACATCAAGTCAATTACATTTCTAACTATACCGACCTTTTTATATGACCTATCACAAGCGGACATAATCGCCTTAGACTTTGTAGGAATTGCCTCGCCAGCTCTGTAAGCCTCATAGTCATTTCTAGTAAACTCATTCCTAATAGATATGTTTGTGCTTACATCTTCAAATCTATCCCTGCTGCTACGAAAAGCGACGGCTTGGTATTGATTTAATGCCTTAGAGTTCTGTATTGCGTTAGCCGCCTCATCTGGCTTTTCTGGGTCAAAAGTTATAAAAGCTGCAGTATTTGAGGAATTAGAACTAGAAAGAAGATTAGTCTTAATTGGGTCTTTTCTTTGGGCCATTTTTATGTTCCATGTATTTGTATTGCATTTGATTGGTAATACTACTGTATATCATACACCACTATTTACGTTGCACACCAATACCGTATATGCCTGTCATTTTTTTGACTAAATGCTCTGGGCCGGTGTATAATTGGCTGCCTGTTGGGTCTTTACCTTGCTTTGCGTAGCCCCCGACAAAATTATGCTCTTGTCCAGATAATTGATTTTCTAAGACATGACCCACTTCATTCGCCATTAATAAAGAAGAATATCTATCTTTTCTCATTCTAGACCTTTTTCCTCCCGCTTCAATTGTTTGCGGGGTGTCCCATCTGTCTCTTCCGGTAGAGGTCTGACCATGCTCGATAGTTGCAAGCTCGTCTTTAAGAGACTCTATTTCCATAACGCAATCTTCTAAGGTATCATAATGTCTGTTCGATATTTTATCGTCTGTGATAGCTTCCGATAGCAGGATAGTATCAAATTTAGGAAACAACAAGCTTTGTGTCTCAAGGTCTTTTCTTAGATTATGGTTTGCTTTAAATGTAAACTCAGATTTTGCAAATTGAATCATGTGCAATATGTGCAAACCAGCTTCGCCGTCTGTGGGTTTATTATTTGACTCCCAGTAAAAAGGGTCTTTGTTATCGTCCTCTTTGATATATGGCCACAATGGATGCTCTCCTTCTTTTAATAAGCTCTTGTCGTGAAGGGCCTCCATTATTGCTATCCCGCCTCCTTGAGCATCTATGGCTATATTTTTTGTTGGAAATATTTTTGTTAAATCTAGTATTTTTCTTGCGCAATAATTGTAGAAGCTCTCTAGCTGAGATTCTTTTTTTGTTTTAATTCTTTCCCTCATTACCTGCCTGCTGCAAGTCCATACATAAACAATTCTTCTATGGCTCTCATTTTGTTCAAGAATTACAATTGAAAAATTGTCGTTTTCTGACGCTGGGTCTATACCGTAAATATATTTTTTATTTGGATTTCCACAAAGCATCGCGTCAAAAGAAACTTCGCTTCCGTCCTTAGTGGCGACAGGATTATTTGTTGAACATCTTTCAATTAAGCTTCTTCGAAAAAATCCTTCAGAGTCTTTTGCAAAGCACGCCTCGTACTCCATGTCATATCTTGAGCTGTGAAGCATAGCCTTTGCTTGAGCTAGCTGTGATTTATCCATAAAGCCTTCTGGCAAAACGCCCTCTGGTAATCTCATAACAGAATAGTGAGTCCAATCAAAACCTTCTGGTATTTTACCCTTGAATACGTGCTCTTCTAAATATCTCTCGTCTCCTTTACTACGCACTATTTCTCTTTGTCTTACAAAATATTCGTAAAAATGATTAAATGCGTAGTAAGCTGTTCCAGCTATGATAGTTTGGTTTCCAAAACCAAGCTCCCCTTCTATCTCGTCTGCTTCTTCATACATGCCAAGCTCTTTAAGCTTTTGTATTTGAGCATATTCTTTTACTTTATCCGCAGGGTTGGCGGAAACAGCTCCAAAACCCTTAATAACAACTTCAAATATTTCTTGGGGTATCGAGGCAAACTCATCGGCTATAATATAGTTCGCGCGTAAACCACGAATTTTAGAACCATCTCCAAGAGGTATAGCGATTATTTCGCTCTGGCCAACATAAAAAGTGCATCTATCTATATCTCTTTTTGGGCCTTGCCCTTTACCGGCGCCTACTATATTTCTGAATATAGGAGAGTTTTTATAAAAAGTTTCCATGTACTCAAACAATAACTTAGATTGTCTGAACGCCGCACCTATTACGATAACCTTACAGCCCTGCATAAAAAAAGCTCTAAGTAAAGAATACAGAGCCAAAATCCATGTTTTGCCAGCTCCGCGAGTTGCAATTAACATTGGAAATTTTCTAGTCCAAAGCTCTTGTAATATAGAAAGCTGAAAAGGTAAGAGGTCAACGTTTAATAAATACTTACAAGTAAACCAAAAGTTTTCTGGCTTACTCATGTAATCCAAAAATTCTAAAACAGTATTATCATACTGCCTTTCTGGAAGTAATAGCTTGTTTTCTATATGTATCTTATCTACATCGCCTATATTTAAATGGGCGTGTTTTAGTAATATCTCTGTGCGGTTTTTATCTCTTATTTTCATATTTATGCTGAGACTCCATAAATCTCTTGAATATACTAGAACAAACTTCTTTTGCATATTTGCCACAAAAAATAAATGGTACGTCGTATTTCTTTTGTAGCTCTAGTATTCTTTTTAAAAAGAAGGGGCCTCTAACTTTCATGTATTTTCTTTTGTAGGCCGGTATTTTACTTCCCTTTGGAAATTCAACAACATCCTTCATTTCGAATTCTAATAAAACGTATCTCCACGGGAACTCTATCATTCTTTCAAGCTCCCTTTCGAATCTTGGTTGGGTTATATTTGTTGCTAGCTCTGATACATTTCCTTTTCTTTCTATGCATATGTGATTTTCATATCCATACAAAGTATAGTCTCCGGTTTTTATAGTGTGCTCCTCTGTTCCGGCGCAATAACCAGAGTGCGCAAACTCCCAACCGTCTTTTTCTCTAGTGTCTCTATATACTAGATAAGGGTCGTATTTTTCTTTTGACATGATTCGCTTATGTCGTGCTCTACCATTCTCTTTACCATTTCATTAAACGAAGTTTCTGGAGACCATCCTATTTCAGACTTGGCCTTATTATAATCTCCGTGCAAAAATTCAACTTCGGCTGGACGATAAAATTCTGGGTCAATAACAACTAAATTTTCCCATTCTTTTATGCCTATGAAATCAAAAGCCATTCTAACAAAATCCCTAACGGTTCTGCTTGTACCGGTAGCTATGACATAATCCTCTGCTTGTTCTTGTTGTAACATCATCCACATTGCCTTGACATAATCAGGGGCATATCCCCAATCTCTGGCCGCATCCAAGTTTCCCAATCGCAGTTTTGGAAAACTTTCCTCTGGGTTCATTACGGAAAGTATATTGTCTGGGTCAGAAGCTGCGTCAAACGGTTTGTTTTCGCCAGTCATCCAGTTTCTAAATTCAGCGACCCACTTAGTTATTTTCCTGCTTACAAACTTCTCACCCCTTCTTTCGCTTTCATGATTAAACAATATACCGCTACAAGCATACATTCCGTAAGCCTCTCTGTAAATTCTAACCTTATGGTGCGATGCTAGTTTTGCTATTGCGTATGGTGACTGCGGCTCAAATGGGGTGGTTTCTCTTTGATACCCGTCTTGGTCTACAGACTTTCCAAACATTTCTGATGTGCTCGCTTGATAAAATTTAGCATTAAATGCGTGCCTTCTAACCGATTCAAGTATATTAAGCGGACCCTCAGCATCAACCCTCCATGTATGTAAGGGCTCATTAAAAGATGTGGCTACATGAGACTGTGCGGCAAGATTGTAAACTTCATCTGGTTGGAAGTCATTAATAATTGAAGACACGCTGATAAAATCAGTAACATCGCCTTCCGTTAGACTAAAATTTTTGTTTTCCTTCAAGCACTTTAGCCTGCCCGTGTTGTCTATGCTGGCTCGACGAATTACTCCTAAAACCTTATACCCTTTTGAGAGTAAAAGTTCGGATAGATATGAACCGTCTTGTCCTGTAACACCAAAAATAATTGCTTTCATTTTTATTCCTTTTGCTCTTCTTCAAGTTCTGCTTCTGGCGTGAGCCAAGCCCTGTCAACCTCTCCATCAGCAAAAACCATTTCTTGCCGCATCTGTCCCTCTTTGGTTTTAGCTGCTTCGTAAACTAGACCTGTCATCCTTCCTTCTGTTTCTCGTAACTTTTGTTCATCAAGTAACTTAATGAGGGCAAATATATCCTTGCCTGACTCCTCAACAGTTTTTAGTCTCTCGTTTCTTGTTGCTTTTAAATCCTTGAATTTTCCGTCTTTAGTTTTCTTAATTTCGTTTATCTCTTTGGTATAGGCTTCTGAGGTGCCTCTCAGTTGAACTATGGTACGAAGGGCGTTCGTCATAAAATCAGAATCTCGCTCCTCGATATCTTTTTTTCTCTCTTCCGCCAGTTGATTTTCGTAGTCTTTTATTTCTTCTAGTATATTTTTCTTTTGTTCAAGGGCTCGATGAAGCAATATATCCTCAATTATAACATCCTTCATCATTATCTCGTCAGTCGCAGTAACACCCTGATGAAAAAATTGGGAATAGAGAGAAGCCCAACTGTTTTCAAAAGTCTCTAGTTCTTCATTAAGCAAGCTCTTTTTAATAGTGACCCAAAAATGTTTTGAATGAAGTTGGGAAATGTAAGACTGAAGCTCATCGTTAGCATTTTCTTGAGGGGCTACAGACCTTCTCTGAGAAACAGCTTCAACGCTCCTGCCAAGCTTCTTGGCCATTTCCTCGTCTGTCATGTTTTCTAAATTAGAGTCTATAAAAGACTTTTCATTTTTGCTGAGCCTTCCTGATTTCATTAGTTAGAGCCCCAATGCTTTTTTATGATTATCTTTATTTCGTGTATTAAGTTTTCTCTTCGGCTCTTTGGTATGCTTGCGCCGTCAACAAATTTCCTATAATCAGCTCTAAGACTAACGGGGATATGTTCATTGAGTAGATTTATGATATTGTCGCTAAAAACTTTCTGCTCTACATCTGGCGTAAATGAAACGCTTTGATTGTATACCTCCTCTACATCAAAGGGCTCCATCAAGCTCCTTTTGGCTAGATTTCTTTTAATCCATTTTTCATACTTTTTGCAGTCTAGTCGGTTAGGAGAATCATTCTTGCAAAGCTCACAATCGCACACAGGGGGCTCAACTCTACTTAGGCTTTTTCTTCTCATGTTCAAAAAACGCCATCTTACATGAGTTTTAAGAAAAGTTAGTAGCGCATCCCCTATATTGTCCTGGCATGATTTTTTAAAATTAAAAGAGGGTAGTGCTTCTATACAGAATATGACACCCTCTTGCTTCATATCTTCAATATCAAAGTATCCAAATTTAAAACTTGGAGATAAATACGCAACGGTTTTATCTATTATATCTAAAACCTCTTGTTCAGTCAGTCCTTCTGGTAATTCCATTATTTATCCGGTGATATAGCGTTTGCCTTAATTATATTTTCCCCGTCTTCCTTGTCTGGGTCAGGCGTATTAAGCTCCTCTTCAGTTTTTTTCTTGCTTTCTTCAGCTTCTGTAGTGTATAATATTGAAGGGGTAAGTTTTTCTTCGGGCATTTTGGGCCTCCTAAATAAAAGTGGACATTATATTATACCCTAAAAATGCAAAAAAGTCAATAAAATGAGGAAAATTATGAATCAGGTATGGAGTGAAGCGGAAAAGCAATTTATTAGAGATTCCGCTGGTAAGTTGACAGATGAAGTCGGAGCGATAGAATTAAGTAAGGTTTGTGGTAGAATCATTACTGTTAATGCTTGGAGAAAGCAGAGACAAAAGATGGGAATAAAAAAGAACCCTGGTAGAGGGGTTTGTTCTCTCAAAGAAAGCGAGGCTGAGGAATGTGGAGGTTCATCCTAGAGGTAATTGTATTTAGTCTTATATCCATGTTATGCTTTAGTGTATTTGGTCAGAATTGGCAAGATGAAGAGCATGTGTGGGATGAGGAGCGGCAGGAATGGGTGGTACAAAACAGAGCACAAGGTAGAATAGCCGAAGATGGACCAGTTGGTGGTTTTTTAGCAAATGAGGCGAGGCCATACTATGGTCAGCCTTGGGAAAGATATTTGTCTAAGAATGTAAAGTATGGTAGAAGAGATGCTACTCCCTGGGAGCTTTCTGAGGCTAAAAGAAAACTTTGGGCTAAAGAGATGATGGTATATAGGTCTATGGAAAGGGCGCAGGAAAGGCGTCGAATAATGGCTTATAGAAAATCTACTGGCTGGTATGCGGCAAGGCGCTCTGGTGGTTATAACCCAGCTTATAATGGAATGCTGATGATGCATATGCAATCTGTAAATAACTATGTTAATGGAGGAAGATATGGTGGTGGGTATTAAATATTTTGTTTTTATTATCTTTGTAGCTAATTCGTATTTAAATCCAACTTTAGTGTTTGCTGAAAACAGACCAAGACCTAATGTAATAACTGGTGGAAATCCAGCAAAAAAGAACGTTCCTTGGCCGAAAGATACTTCTGCAAATAAGTACTACAAGCAGAGAAACGAATCTACATATTATAAAAGAGCGGCGCAAAAAAATGCCTATTACGGAAATGTTTATCATGACCCTTACTGTGCTGCACATAGAAGAGGGTTTTATGGTGTAAAAATTCAGTACAAAGAATATAGAGCGGCAGTTTATGGGTTTATGAATAATGGGGATTAGCCTATTGTGTGCGGTTAAAAACCGTACCGAGCATCTATTACGGTCGTATAAAAGTTGGCTCGATTGTGATTGCGTTGATGAAGTAGTCATAGTTGATTGGGGAAGCGATATCCCCATATCTGAAAAGCTTGAAAAAAATAAGAAATTAAAAATAGTCCAGGTAAATAAGCATCATACCCGGTACTGGACTTTCAGTCAGGCTTATAACACAGCGGCGAGATTTGCCTCGTGTGATTATTATCTAATAATGAACGCTGACGAAATTATAGTCTCCTCTGAGGAGATATGTTCTCTAGAGCCACCAGATACATTTTTTTATGAGGGTACTAATTGGGATTCTCCCAGCGCTCATGGTGTATATTTCTTATATATATCAAAAGAAATTTTTTGGAAAGTCAATGGATATCATGAGGATATGATAGGGTATGGATATGATGACGTTGACTTTAAATATAGATTGGGGCAAGCTGGCTTTAAACCAAGAATTTCCTCGGTTAAAATAGAACACATAAAGCATGAATCATCTCATAAAACTAGAGACCACAAAATGAACTATATCGTTGGTTGGTCGCAGCCTTGGAGCGCTTGTGAAAGGCTAATAGGGCTGAGACACGAAGAAAAAGATGGGGTGATTATGTGCGATATAGATGATATAGATATAATAAGTAAGCAGAGAATGCTGCATAGGGAGGGCATAGCAAGAGCCCATTCTAGGCGTTCTTTAGACGATTTTGGTGTATAAGGAGATATCATGCCACTACCAAAAAGAGAAAAAAACGAACAGGCCCGTGAGTTCATGGGCAGATGCATGGCCTCAAATGTCATGAAGGAAGAATATCCCGACCAAAAGCAGCGAGTGGCTGTATGTACCTCTCAGTCTAGGTCTGAAGCAAATAAGTCAAATCTTGGACAAATGGTTCAAGAAGAGCTTGTTTACGCTGAATATTTGTCAGACGCAGAATGTGGATGTGGAGAGGTCGAAGAGCTTACCGAATCTAACTTTGTAGTTCCTAATGAAGAGGACTATGAGGATTTTGGAGAAGATGTTGAGGAAATTGATTTCGCCAGCCTTTGGGAAAACATTCGAAAAAAGAAAGAGCGAGAGGGAAAGAATTATAAGCCAGCAAAAAAGGGAGACAAAGACAGGCCTAAAAAAGACGCTTGGGATAGAGCCAAGGCTGATTCTGTTGACTTGCTTGTAAAGCCTGGGGAAGATTACGTTATAAAACAAGACGTAGAAAAGTATCTTAGGGGATTACTGGTAGCAATAAACGAAGATAGTAGCTATGAGATTGCTTATTGGTATGATAAGCTAGAGCCTTACCCGATTGAAGTAATTATAGACGGAAAGTCTGTAGCTGAAGACGCAAAGATAATAAAGTTAAACTTTCACCCAGAAATAGACAAGGCTGACGCTTTACAGTACGGAAAGCCTAAAAAGAACGACCCAAGAAAAACACCAGCCAAGCCGTCTGAAAGAAAAAAGGGCTCTAAAAAGAACAAACCAAAAAGCGCATCAAAGCCTAATAAGTCTATTAAGTTCGGTAAAAATACAACCGAGCGATTAAGAAAGATGATGACGGAGCACAATAAAAAGGGCAAGGGCTCTAAGGCAAGTATGGGGGCTTTAAAAGCCGTATACAGAAGAGGGGCAGGGGCGTTCTCAACCAGCCATGCACCTAAAATGAGTAGAGATGGATGGGCTATGGCTAGAGTAAAAGCGTTTCTTTATCTTTTAAGAAATGGTCGCCCGTCTAATCCTAACTATAAGCAAGACAATGATTTGCTTCCAAAGGGCCATCCAAAGAAAAGCTCAAAGGCTGATGCGTCATTTATTAGGTATCAACTTGGATTTGAAATAGCTGATGCGGCTAAATACAAGGGCAGGACTGTGAAGTTGAATAAGCCCTTTCTAACTCCTGGTGGACCTAAAAAGCGTTCTGTCTATGTAAAGAACGAAAAAGGGAATGTAGTCAAGGTTAATTTTGGCGACCCTAATATGAAAATCAAAAAGAGTAATCCTGAGAGAAGAAGAAACTTTCGGGCAAGGCATAACTGTGATAATCCAGGCCCTAAATGGAAAGCGAGATATTGGTCGTGCAAGGCTTGGTAAAAATAATAATAATCTTTTTAATTGCCATGGCTTGTTCTTGCGCAACGGCACAAGACAGGAGAACAAATCCATACAAGTCAGAAAAGGTATATCAGAGAAGACAAAGAATAGTAAGAAATGGAAATATAAATAATTTTTATAGACGGCCTATTAATATTCAATGGGTTTTAATTAACGGTCGGGCTGAAATGGTAATTTTGTTTAATAGAAACCAGGGGGGTTAAAATGGCATCAACAATCACACCTTCAACCTTGACCATCACTATAGCTGAGGCTATAACTCTTGGTGGAAATGCTTATAACTCTACGGTGGTGAAAACAATTGATAGCATAGGGAATGTGTCGAAAAGAATATTTACCCTAAACGCAACGTCTACTCATACATTGGCAGAGTTTGCAAGCTCGACAACGAACGATAAGTTTGATTTGGATGACACGAAATATATAAGGGTAACTAATCTAGACGATG